CCAATAACGGTTCTATTACCATTACACAGACTGGAAGTAACAAGACGGTAAAGGTTACGTTAACACAGCTTGCAGCGACAGTTACCTATGAATATACATTGACTACAGACCCGACAACACTTTCATTTGCAGCAGCAGGAGAAACAAAGAGTTTACAAGTTGTTTCAACAAGACAGAAGAAAGTGAACGGGAAGAATGACGGTTCACCTATGACGGTTGACTACACTACTGTAGTGAGTGGTACGGGATTTACCAAGGGTTCTACTGAATATTCTGTAGTGGCGGATGCAAATACTGGCGCACAGCGTACTGGAACGGCAGTTGTTACGGCAGTGGAAGGAGGAAAGAAAGCGACGGTAAATCTAATTCAATTGGCAGGAGCATAAAAATTGTTTACAATGGGAAAGAGAAAAAGAAAGATTATACAAAAAGCGGAAAAGCCGGACTTGATAGCAAGCCTTTCGAGTTTGTCCATTGAAGAAATAGACAGATTACAGAAGGCCGCGCCTATGGCTTTCCAAAGCAAATTGCAGGCTGCACTGAACTCGAATGATGCAGGGGAGATAATGAAAGCTAATTTGTATCTGGGAGAAATCAACAGACAGCCGACAAGAATACAGTCTGTTTTCTTTGACCCTAACGACATATCCGGCAACGGAAGAGGATTCAAGGATTCCAAAGGGGTTCTATCCTTTTCCGTATTGCGTCGGATGGGAGATATCCATATAGTCAAAAGTATTGTGTCTACACGCGTGGAACAGATAATGAACTTTATGGATTTTTCGGAAGACGAGCAGAAGGAAGGCTTCACAATCAGAAAGAAGAAGAGCCTTTTTTCTACCGGGGATGAGAAATTGACAAATGAGGACAAGAAAAAGATTTCAAAGATAGTTGATTTCCTGGAAAAGGGAGGATGGACGGACAAATGGGACAATGTAGACAGCTTGCAGGAATTTGTAAGTAAAATAATGTCGGACAGTCTCACATTAGACCAGTTGGCATTTGAGATGGTGCGCAACAGAATGTGGGAATTACAGAAATTCCGCGCTGTAGATGCTTCTCTGATACGTTTTCTGGATAGTGTAGACCCAAGACAAAGAGAAGGTTTTGAGCAATACAGATTCAAGGGGCATTTGCCGCGTTACTGTATGGTGTGGGACGAGATGATTCTACATAATCCTATAACAAAGGAACCGATATTGTACTATCCGTGGGAGCTTGGTTTTGGTATTAGAAACAAGACATCCGATGTGAGAAGAAACGGGTATGGAGTGTCGGAATTGGAAACGCTGGTAAATATCATAACCTGGATATTGTGGGGCTTTTCTTATAATGCGAATTTCTTTTGTGTTTCACCAGAAACACTCGTTACGACGAATAAGGGTTTAAGAAGAATAAAAGATTTGGTAGGTACAGAATTTGAAATTTTTGACGGTGTGGAATACTGCAAGGCATCCGCATACAAGACAAGAATAGATGATTTGTACGAAACAAGACTGTATAACGGCTTAAAGATAAGAACAAGCCGAGAACACAGATTCTTGACTATAACGGATAAAGATAAGTCTCCCAAATGGAAAGAACAAAAGGATTTGACTACAGACGATTACTGTCTTGTGGATATAAATACCTATGGCGATTTCCACGAAGAGGATTATTTTATAGGAAGAGAATATTTTAGAGAATTTACTAACCCGACAAAGGAAGCTGTACTTAAGAAGGAGAGAATCTTTACACCTTCTTTGGAAATGGTGAAGGATAAGAATTTCTGGGAAATGATTGGCTTTGCTTTGGGGGACGGTACCTGGTTGGAACACAGGCTTGAAATTTTCCCACATCATACAAAAGATAAAAAACTTTTTGGTGATTTTTCTAAAGTGTTGGATAAATACGGAATAAATTACCGTATAAAGAAAGGTAATCCTTCTACACAAAGGAGTGATGGGGAATATGGATATCCGTATATATTCATATATGATACATGTTTTATTGATTGGTTTATAAGTATAGGATTCGGATATACAAGAGATAAGAAGATACCCGTTTCCGTATTTAACTTGCCGGAAGAGTTGAGATGTGCGTTTTTGAGAGGTCTGTTTTCGGCAGACGTCCACACGTCTGCAAATATAATGGGTTATAAAACTCCTACTATTTGTTGTGTGAATAATGATTTGAGACAAGATATATTACAGTTGTTGTTAAGTGTTGGGGTTGCTGCGAGAGAGTGCAATAGAAGTAAAAGCAGATATAATGACCCAGTAACACTTGTTATTCAAGATGTAATGTCTTTTGTTAATAAAATAGGTTATTTGCAAGATTATAAAAATGAAGGTATATCAAGAGGAGAAAGAACAAAGGACAAATGGGACTTGGTGCCTAACTCCCTGGCTCTGGATATACTGGAAAACAACAAGGGAGGTGATATATCTTTTTCTAAGCATCATGTGAAAAAAGGTGGAAGGATAAGCAGAGGTAAGCTCATAAGGGTTTTGATAGAGGCTGGATGCAGTGTACCGGAAATATTGAACTACCATTTCTATAAAGTAACGGACAATTCTAAACTTGTAAAAGAGAAAGAACAACTTTATGATATAGAGGTATTCAATGACAAGCACATATTCCTTGCCAACTATACGGCAGTCCATAACTGCCAGGGTTCGCAGCCTAAAGGGTTTATCAATATAAAGAATCCTAACATATCAAACAGCACATTGCAGGAGTTTAGGCAGGCATGGACACAGACGATGGCAGGATACCAGAATTCGCACCGTACCCCAGTCATAAACGGTATTGATTTGGAATGGGTTGATTTACAGAAACTTAGCAATCGTGATATGGAATTTAACGAATGGATAAAATTTCTTATCATAATGACATGTTCTGTATATCGTATAGACCCGTCCGAACTTGGATTCAATTTCAAGGAAAGTCAGCAGATATTCGGGCAGGACGGACAACGCGAAAGACTGAAGCATAGCCGAGAAAAAGGTTTGAAGCCTCTATTGATATTCTTGCAAGGTATCATTACAAAGTATATTGTGAGCGAGTTGGACGAAAACTACGAGTTTGCATTTACCGGAATAGAAGTGGAAGACGAGGAAGCACAGGTAAAACTGGATTCTGAAAAACTGAGTAGCGGTATGGTTTCCATGCAGGATATATTCAAGAAGTATAACGGAAGGGACTTTGACCCGGAAAAGGACATTATTTTGAACCAGGTGTACCAGGGAATGAAGCAGTCAGAAGAGCAGAATAAAATGTTTGGAGCTTCACAGCCGGGACAACAGCCGGAAGGTGTACCGGAAGGGGACGAAGAAGACCCGTTCGCACAATACAAGTCGTTCAGTGATAATCCTATAATGAAACCAGCAGTTGACTATTATTTGAAAAATCTTTACAAATAAGAAATTATGGAAACTTTCGATGATTTAAAGTTAGAAAGATATATAAACAAGGCTCTTTTGGAAAAGAGCCTGGGAAGACCAGAAATGTATGACGGTCTTCTGGAGATTGCGAAGGCACAACAAGGTGTGTATGTGAACAATGCGGTAAACCGGAAGCTTGGCATTGTGGGACTGCCATACAAGAAGAGAAAGGCTACAGAGGAAGAGAAAGCTGATTTAACCAAGACAACGGAAGACCTTTATAAGGAAGGTAGTGTTTGGAAGCGAGACAGGCAGATTAAGGTACATAATAAAATAAAGTCTGAGTATTTTAAGAAAATGTTATATGAGACCAAGCCGCGTGCTTATCTTATGCTTGGTGGTGGAGGTTCGGGCAAAGGGTATTATCTTAAGAAGATGAAGGAGAAAGACCCGTCTATAGACAAGCTTCCGGTTATTGACGTGGACGATATGCGCGATATGATACCGGATTATGAAAGGATTAAAGGTATAGACCCGAAGAAAGCATCTTCCTATGTACATGAAGAAGTGTCTGATATAGGAAAACAGATTGACGAGGCTTATATTCGTAAAAAATCTTCTTTTGTAAAAGACGCTGTTTTTGGGAATCCAACAAAACTTGAAAAATTGGTTGATGATTTGAAGGCACAAGGTTATGATGTTCACCTGGTAGGTGTGGCAACTGATTTTGATACGGCTTTGGATAGAATACAGAAACGGTTTGAGAGAACGAAACGGTATGTTCCTACGGAAGTGGCGAGAAAAGGACATAAAGGTGCGTCCGAATCTTTTAAAAAGGTTATAGAAACTCCATTGAAAGATAAATTCAAGTCCGTTAAATTGTATGACGGAAATTCCGATAACGGGGTGATTTACGACAACAAAGTGTTAAATCAAAAAGAACTTGATAGGTTTCTTAAAAAAATAGACTTATAAATTTGTTCAATTCTGAACAGTTTTATATATTTGCATAGAAACTTAAAAGAAAGGAGTAAAATTATGGCAAAGAAAAAGTACGGAATTGATATGACGGCTGATGAATGGTTCGAGATTGAAGAGCGAGGAATGGGAGAGCCTTTAACTATGGAGGAAATTGCGGCTATGGGTCCGGAAGGAAGGGAGTTATATAGAAGCACACCTTCAAATCCCTATTTCCCTGCACCGGATATGTCAATGTGGGATGAATCGTTATATGATGGTTATAAAATCAAAGAGAAGAAAAATGTCGGAAAAGAAAGTTGATGGTATAAGAACCCCTTTGGTATCGCGTCTTATTGGAGTGAAAAGACACGTGAAAGACCCTATCAGATACCCGAAAATACAATGTGGTTATGAAGGGCTTGCACAGACTATGTTTGCCACACAGTCGGACGCGATGATAAAGGAGCTTATAAAAGAAATGATAAAAACGGTTGGAAAATGATATTCACACCGGAAGAGATACAAAAACTGTATGATATAATAGACTACCGTCTTGCAAGGATTGTAGCCGATGTAATGGGAGATGAACTATTGACACCGGAAGACAAGTCTTTGTTAAGGCGGTATGGCTATAAATGGAGAAGGGAGATACAAAAATTACCACCCTATTTCCAATCCTATCTGTTTGGGAGATTGAGTGCACAACTCACGCCAGCACAATTATCAACACTCAATTTTGACGATTTTACAAAGTACATAGACCGTCACCAATGGGTGGTTCTTACACCCCTGGAAAAGGAAGTGTATTATGCGGCAGCGACACGCACATACTCCTATATAAAGACAATGGGAGAACGGGCCAAAACGATAATGTCAAATGCCGTGTCGGAAGAAGAGGTGAAAGCCCTTGTGGAGAGGCAAAGGCAACTGGAGCTTGGAACGATAAAGAAGGAGATGATAGAGGGTGTTCTGAAAAAGAAATCCGTTCAGAACATTGTCAGCAATATAGGACATTCCCTGGAAGACTGGAACCGTGACTGGGGACGTATAGTGGAAACCGAGATGCAGAACATCTATCAGACCGGGGTAGCCCAGCAGATAATGAAGGAACAGGGAGCGGACGCGCTTGTATATAAGACAGTATATTCCCAGGCGTGCGTCCATTGCATAAGGTTGTACACTACGGCAGGAATAGGAAGTAAACCAAGAATATTCAAGCTTATAGACTTGATAAACAACGGGGATAATATAGGAGTGAAAGCCAAAGATTGGAAACCAGTTATTTACGCGACGCATCCTTATTGCAGGTGCGACCTTAAGGAGGTGCCTAAAGGTATGGTTTGGAATGACGAGACGCATTCGTTTGAACCGCCTAAAGAACCATACAAGAGACAGGTAGAGAGAAAGAGTAAAGTAAAAATATATGTTGGAGACAAAATGTTTGAGGTATGATGTTCGGATATAAGGGAGATGTGGAAGTGTTGACCCTACGGAAGACAAGGGTAACAAAGGAACGTGTCAAGGAAAGCGCGGAAGAGGTAGACGTGTATAATTGGGAGGTTATCCCGGTACGTTTGGACCAGATAAAGGAAGACGAGTATGTATTACTCTATTGTATGATGAATGATACGAACCTATTCAAGAAGGGAGTGGAGTGCACCAATTTCAAAGGGGAGATGGAAAACGTTGTATTGGAAAAGGGGATAGTAATCTCCGTATGTGAAGACGCAAAACATCTCTCGTTCACTATGCCGCATCAAGTGACGATACCGCTTGTTGATGAAAAGACGTTTGATGAATGGACTGATGAAGACTGTTTCGGAGTAAACAGAGGAAGCAGTCGAAGAAGTCCCGATAAAGAGATAGAACAGGGGGATGTGGAGGAATACGTAAAGTTCTATAATGACAATCCAGAATACATGCACATGGGTGCAGGAGCGATAAAGATAATGGAAAGAGGCTTGTCCTTGTATGAAGGAAAACTGTACAACATACAGGCTGGGACGGAATATGCGCTTATAACAAAAGAAGGTTTGTTTTTGAAAACAGAGCATTGATTATGGAAAAAGGAGGGTTCAATACCGGGTTTGTGGAGATAAGGACGCTTGAAGGCGAAAAGTTCCTAAAGGATATAAGGATTAATGAAGCCGTAAAGACAAGACATTCCTATACGCTTGCAAACGGTCTGCATGTACGCGAAATGAAGCCACGCGAATCAGTGTACAACATTTATTTTATCGCTGGTAAGGAAGGTGTGCTTAACAGAGTGTCTGGTGAACAGATGGTGTGGACGTGTGAAAAGAACTGTTTGGTTCCGGTAAAAGTAAAGGAATTGAACGTTTCTGACAGAATAGTTCTGTATGGGAACAAGAGGGGCAGGATTGACCGGATAGAAAAGGTGGAGACACTGAACAGATATTTCTACAAGCCCGATTTGAAGAAAAACAACTCCTATTATATTGATAATGTCTGTGTTTTTGGATAAATTGTGCAAATTTCGTACATTAGCAGAAAATTTTATAGCTATGAATTTACGGAAATTATTTTATTTACAGACAGCCGAACAGAAGGTGTCTGAATACAGGGAGTTGTTAAGACGCTCTGAAAAGATAACAGCAAGAACGGAAGAACTTGCAAACGAATTTGCTGAAAGAAGCCAGGTATTGAAAAGCTTTTCTTTACTTGACAAGGACGAAAGGGAGATTTCGGAAAAGAAATACAACGAGTTTCTGAAGGAGCACATTTCAAAGGTTGCACAATTGCAAAAAGACAGAGACAAGGTTTTCAAGGCTATTGCCGCATTATGGAATGACAAGGATATAACGGAAGCGATTGCGGATGTATATGCGCTTCATGTGGCAAGGAAAGCATGGAAAAGCAAGAAGCTTTCAAAGAGTGCGTACGACGATATCATGAAGGCGAAGACCGGGGTAGTGAAGTATGCGGATGTTCTTTTGTTCAGAGGAAACAAGCTGCTTATCCTGCAAAGAGCAGGGGAACACATGAACTATACACCCGATTGGTGCATACCTGGGGGACATGTTGACGAAGGAGAAGATTTTCGTACAGCAGCACAAAGGGAACTTTTCGAGGAAACGGGAATAGACGTTCCAGAAGATACCCTTATGGAGGTAGGCGTTGCAAAGACAAAGAACGCGGAAATTCATTACTTCATGGGGCATGTTGACGACGAATCTCCGGCTTTCGTTGTGGTTGACGGTGAGGAAGAGATAGGCAGCATGTGGATTGACCCAGCTACAGAACTGGACGATTACGATTTCATTTTTGATATGAAAGACAATATCAAGAAGATATTAGGTCTGGGAGTAAGACCGAACCCGGTAGAAATCGTAATGAAGGCTTTCCAGGAAGGGAAGGTAACGGAAGACGTTGTAAAGTCTGTATGTGGGAAATATCCTAAAGAGATACGGAAAGCGAACAACAAGACCGATTTTTCACACAGTGAAAGAAAAGACCTTGCAAAAAAGGGCGAGGCGATGCCGAACGGGAAATATCCTATCAGAAACAGCCAGGACTTGAAAGACGCTATCAAATTGTCCGGTGCTTCCGATATGCCGAAAGAAAAGGTGAAGGCATGGATTAAGAAACGTGCTAAAGAGTTGGGTCTTGAAAGCGAATTGCCGGAAGACTGGAAAAGTAAGGAGGTTGAAAAGACAATGGACTGTGACGACGCGAATGCCATTTGCAAGGAAGATTTGGACGACAAGCCGAAAGGACCGGAAGGTGACGGGATAGCGAAGACCGAGGAATCGGAAACTACGGAAAATGAAGAGACAAGTGAGGAATTGGAAAAGTCGGAAGACGGGATGACGGTTTCCATGAAGTTTTCTTCTGTGGAAGACGCAATGACATTCAAGAGTGTTATTTCCGAAATGATTCAAGAAGGTAAGGTGAAAGCCGATGTGCTGGAAAAGGCAAAGAAAGAAGATGGTATGTATACTATATTCGCCGATTTCGCTAATTTTCTGGAAGGAGTGAAGACCCGTTCAAAGAATGTGCACTGGAAAGAGGAGGACAATGCCAAGCACAAGTATCTGGATGATTTGTTAGAGGAACTTTCCGATTATGAGGACAAGATAATGGAAGCCGGACAAAGCGGTTTCGGACGTTTCAAGGACGGGGAGATAAACGGTGAAGAAATAGAGGTAAATGACCCTATAGAATTGGTGGACCTCATTATAGACCGTACAAGGGAATTCTATTCCAAGCTTGACAATAACCCTGAATATGCAGGGGAAAAGTCGTGGGTGGAAGATTTTATGGCAACACTCAAGCAAACTAAATATCGTTTACAATTACATTAACTGTTTTGGGGGGTGTAAACACCCCTTCTTTTTATTAAAGGAAGACATGGAAAAGGATATACTGAGTTTGTGGATAATTATCTAAAAGCTAAGGGTGAATAATTTTTGCATAAAACTTTGGCTATTTGCATAAAAATCCATACATTTGAATCGGTAAAGCTGTAAATATATTTTAGTTATTGTAATATATTGATTATTAGATATTTACAGAAACATGTTTATTTCAATTCGTTGGATTACAGAGTATTAAAAGATGTTTGAGGTAGATTCAAAATTCAATTTTTTCACAGAGGCAAACTTTGAGAAATCAGATTTCAATCCTATGGATTACCCGGTAGGGGATGATAGAAGATATGAAAAGATGATTTTTGAAGGTCTGGCGTCCGATTCTTCTATTGATTCGGAAGATGAATCTATGAACCCCAACGGATTTGTAATAGACAGATTTTTAAAACACGGTCTTATTAATCTGGACCATTTGCCATCAAGAAGTCCTATAAATAAGTCCAGATTCTGGATAGGACACCCATTGGATGCGTATGTAAAGAACAACAAGTTCTACGTGCGTTGCCAGTTATGGAAGAAATCACCGGAAGCAAGAGCGTTTTATGACAAGGCACTGGAAATGCTTGCAAGTGGTACAGACCGGAAACCTGGTTTCTCCGTTGAAGGAAGAGCGCTTGAAAGAGACAAGAATAATCCTAAAAAGGTGACAAAGGCATTGATTACAAACGTAGCAATGACAATGACGCCCGTAAATGCAAATTCATTTGCCGATATAGTAAAGGGCGTGCAGACAGTAGATTTCGTAGAGGACAATAAAGAAGAAATTAACAACGGTTCTAATAACGTTCTTGTAGAGCTACAGAAGGACGGATATAATATAAAAATAGACAAATCTTTCAATGTAACCATTAACCCTATCATAGTGGAAAGAGACGAAAGATTTCAAGAGCTTTATAATTATTATCTGAACGGTAATGTAGGATTGAATGTTATAAAGGACTATTTGAGAACTGTTAATAAATAAGTTTGTACACAATTAAAAGTTTAATAAAGATGGACGAAAAATATTTGAACGACCCTATCGTATCTCTGATGAAGTCTATGGGATTTTCTGACGAGTACATTATGGCGAACGTGAAAATCGAAAAGTCTGAAAACGGAGCAGCAGCAGGAGACCATGAATCCGAAACCAAAGAGGAAAAGGATATCAATAAGCTGGAAAAGGAAGCCGTTAAGGACGAAGAAAAGGTGAAGGAAGACGAAAAGAATACCGCCAAGGATAAGGATGCAGAAGGTGAAAAAGTGGAGAAATCCGACAAGGAAGACATCATGAAATCATTGGGTTCTGTATTTGCACCTTTGATGGAGAATTTCCAAAAGTCTATTGACAAGTTCCAGGAAACAGTGGATGGTATTAACGACAAATTGGACAAAATGTCTGGCGTTACTCCTATGTTCCGTTCAGAAGGACTTAACAATATGACAGCTATTCAGAAATCTTTCGAGGAAAGAAAGGACGAAGCAGGTAAATACGAAGTTAATGTAGTGAAAGACAGACCTATGGCCGTAAAGCTTATTGAAAAGTCTTTGGAAGAAGCACCGGAAGATATCGCTAAGTCACTGGAAAGTGATGCACTTGCATACCTTATCAATCCGGACGCTGAAACAGTGGGTGAAAATCTTGCACGTTACATGTACGAAAAGAATGGTGTAAAATTCGTGAAATAAACTCTATTAAATAAAAAGAATATGGATTTGTATAATTATAGCAATCAAAACGGTACTGGCGATGTACTGGGCGGCATGGATTCGGCAGAAATCTTGAAAGCGATGGAAGCAGGTCTTAAGACCGGAATGCAGTATAACAACGAAATCAACAATGGTGGTGGTTTGAAAGTTGAATCCCTGGATTCAGTCTTGAAGATTCTGGGCAACCGTATGAACCAGTTGGTTTATTACATGGAAATGCCTAAACATAAGATTGACAACACTGTACACCAGTACAACCAGTTGTACAAGTATGGTGAGGAAGTTGGTATTTTCAATGCAGAAGGTGAAACTCCGCAGGAAACCGATTCTCAATACAGACGTAAATCAATCGTAACCAAGTTCATGGGTGTTTCCGGACAGGTTACACATCCGGGAATGTTGGTTAAATTGGCTGGCAATATGGACATGTATCAGAAAGAAGTCGAGAATAAGACTATCCTTCTGAGTACCATTATCGACACACGTCTTGTTGACGCTGATTCTTCTTGTGTAGCCGAGCAGTTCGACGGTGTTTTCCGTCAACACATGTTGGGTATCAACGAAATGGACGGTGGCACGGCAGAAGGTAAGACTTCTGAACAACTGTTAGACGGTTATTTCAACAGTCCGGCAGTTATCGACGCACAAGGTTCTGTGTTGAATGACAATTTGATTCAAGACGCTGCAAACGTTGTAGTGAACGTTTATAACGGTTATATCGACCGTATCATTTCTAACCCGATTGTGTTCAACAACTACGTTAAGATGTTCCACGAAAGCAAGCGAGTTATTGTAGGTCTTGCAGCCTCAGTAACTGGTGCTACTATGGGACAATCTGTAAATGATGTTACCACTCAGTTCGGTAAGATTAACATCAAGAATGACCGTTTCTTTGATGAACGCAAACCTATTATGGCAGGCAAGGGTGCAACAAGCCCGAAAGCTCCGGTTACTCCGGTTGCAGGTACCACCATCAAGGTGAACACAGCAGACACCAAGACCAACTTCGGACAGCATGCAGGCTCTTATGGTTACCTGGTAACTGCAAAGAACAGATATGGTGAATCCGCACCTTTGAATATCACATCTGCTGCTGCCCAGGCTGTAGCCGCTTCTGAATCAGTAGAATTCGACTTCACTGCTGGTGTGGGTGGCGCTTATCCCGCTACTTGCTTCGTTGTATATCGTACTAAGAAGAACGCGGTTCTGAATGCAAATACCGAATATTTCCCTATCTTTGAAGTTCCCGCTTCTCAGATGGCGACAGGTTACGACGGTGCAGCCGAAAATTGCGTACGTGACCGCAACCGTATCATTGCTGGTACCAAGTCTGCTTTGGTATATTACAATGACAGCCAGATTAACGAATACTTGCAGTTTGCTGACACTATGAAGATGGACTTCGCTGTTACATCTCCAAGCAAGCGCTTTGCAATTTTGAACTATGGTACTCCGGTACTGTATCAGCCCGCAAAGATTGTTCGTATCGTCAACATTGGTGAAGAAGGCTTGTAGTTAGCTGATATAAATTTATAAGTTTAAAAAGTGAGAAAAGGGAGGGAGTAAAAGAACTCCTTCCCTTTTTGTTTAAAGATTTTGTATTATGGAAAAAGTGATTTTAAAAAGCCGGGTGTATAACAACCATAAAATTATGCTTAATGGTGGTCCGGTACAGTTTGTGGGTGGTAGAGCAGAGGTTTCGGAAGAGCTTTACCAGGAAATAGTAAGCCGTGAGCTTCCGGATATCTATAAAGAAGGCGAGGAACCGGAATACAGAACACGTATTGAAGACAAACTCCGTTCGGAGGTGAAGGAAGGAAACAAGGAGTTCGAGGAAGAAATCAACCGTCTTAAAAACATTGTAGAAGTTCAGAAAACGGAGATTGCAAAGAAAAATGAAGAGATTGCAATGTGGAAAAAGTGCGTAGAAGACTTGAAAGCCGGGAACAAAGAAACAGTGGTAGAAGTAAAGCCCGAACCGGAAGTAAAGCAAGAAGATAACCCCTCTATTAAAGAAGAAAGTGACGACGAAGTGAAAGCAGCGCTTAAGAAAATGAAGGTTGACGAATTGAAAGAGCTTGCAATGACAGAAGATGGGGGTTCCTTCAAGGAAGAAGAACTGAAAGGCAAAAAGAAAGAGGAAATTATAGATATGATTTTGTCTAAATAAAAATATTTTACAAAGATGGGTCAATTGACGTTTACGATAAAATACAAGAAAAATTCCGGACTTGTGCTGTCTGTAGCTGAAATATGGCAGACATACTTGTACGGGATAACCATTGATGGAGGACAGGGAGCGTCGTTTACGGACGAATCCATGCGCTTCTATATAGAATCAGCACAAAGGGAGGTAGAAAACTGGTTCAACTTGAAATTCTGTAAACAGTTGATTGACCAGTCTTTGACCTACTATCAGAAGGATTACTGGCAGCAATTCCCTATATTGTTCCCTTCATATCCGGTAAGGAAGCCATTAAGTATGATTGGGATGCTCAATAAGATAGAGCAGATTATATATCCGCAAGGCTGGCTGTCATGCGAGTATGACAGTGGTATGGGACAAGGGAAAAGAAGGCTGAGTGTTGTTCCTACAGGGTCTTCCACGACACAAGGAAATGCGGAAATAATACTGACTGGCATAACGTCTCAAATTGGTATGCAGCGCTTCCAGTATATACCGGATTATTGGAGGGTACAGTACATAACCGGATGGGATGTGGACCAAATGCCTATGGACTTGATTAATCTGTTGGGAAAACTTGCATCTTTATCACCTTTGGGAATTGCTGGTGACTTGATTCTTGGTATTGCAGGTGTTGCCGGACAATCTCTAAGCATAGATGGATTAAGTCAAAGTATAAGTACAACGGCTTCTGCTACGTCTTCGGGATATTCTGCACGTATAATAGAATATTTGAAAGAAATAAAAGAAACTGTAGGAAGGTTGAAGTTGGTGTACGATGAAGTAAAATTTGCAGTATTCTAAGGTATGAGCGAGACAAGAAACATATTACAGTCCCCATCTTCCGGATTGAGTAATTTCCGACCGGAATTTTTCAAATCGGAATTTGACAAGGCGATACAAGCCAAAGGTTACGACGTGGAGATAATGCGTGCTTTGCGTTGTCCGTGTCATGGGAAAGAATCTGCATTGCCGGACTGTCAGAACTGTTTTGGTACGGGATATTTTTATGTGAACGCCATATATACAAAGGCGTTGATAACGGGGATTAACTTTACCGACAAATACAAGTCATGGAGCCAGGAACTTCTGGGTACAATGGCGGTAACGGTTAGGGACATAGATAAAGCAAATCTTTCCTATTATGACAGGATATCTTTTAGAAATGAGATATCCTATTTCTCTGAAAATCTTCCTATAAGATATGACGATATGGGACAGCCGTTTGTGTTCACTACATATAAGCCAGTACAAGTATTGGCGATGTATCTGTTTGAGGCTTCAAACAAACCCCTTGTAAAGACAGATAAAGGACATGTAAGCGATGTTAACCCCTACTGTATCATATTGGATATGGAGATGGACGTTTTGCCCGAAAACGGGTTTGTATCGGTATATTACAAGCATAATCCGGAATATCATGTTATAGATTTGCCGCATGAGATACGCGCTTCATGGGCCACTGACAAGAAAAGCGGACAACTGAACAAGATAGAGCTTCCGGTCCAGGCTATTGTAAGAAGGAGCCATCTTATAGCGATAGAGAAGCCGAATTTTGATGGTAGCGGTGTGATATATAATGAAGATGTGTAAAAATTTGCTTTTTTGATGAAAAGTGTTTAGATTTGTACAAATTTAAATATTTTGTATTGTGAGAGCAAAGAAAGTTTTGGAAGTCCTTGGTATAAGCCGGGCAACATTATCCAATTATGTAAAGGAAGGAAGGATAAAAACCCATAATTCCGCTACACAATGGATAGATTATGACGATGAATCGGTATATGCGATTGCGTCCAAAGGACAAAGAAAGAATGTAATATATGCAAGGGTTATGAATAAACATAACCTTAACAAGCATATAGAAGCATTGGAAAGGTATTGCAGGGAAAACGGACTGCACGCCAAAGATGTATATAAGGATGTGACGTTTAACGTTACATTGGCGCAAAGAAAGGGGTTCAACAAGTTGTTGGACGACGTGATATCCTATAAGATAGGAACGGTAGTAACACTGAGCCGGAAAAGTCTGTCGGGAACGGACAGCGATTTTATAGAGATATTGTTTGCAAAGTTCGGGTGTGATATAAGATACATAACGGAAGAATAAGGTGTTGCCTCTATATGTTGACATATCGGAAACGGTAGCGGAATTCGCATTGACGCCACAAGAAGCGGAATTCCTTGGAACACGTCTTGTTGACGATGTAGTAAAGGAATATATGCGAAGATGGAATGCACTTGTGGATTCCGAACTGCACCAGACACGGGGGATATATCGGTCTGCTATGCAGGTAGACCGGACTTCTGCCACATCTGTAGAATTTGTATTGTCTGCAAGGGCGGCAGGTCCTCTTCCTATGATGCTGGAAGAAGGGGCAACACCTTTTGACGAAAAGATAGGGTTCCAGCGTTCGGACAAGGCAAAGATAAAGAAGGACGGTTTAGGATGGTATCTGACAATACCGTTCAGACATGCTACGCCTGGAGCAATAGCGGAATCCGGAATATTCAGTTCTGTTATGCCTAAAGACGTGTACGATATGGCACGTAATGCAGGAGGGCAACCATTGAAGCTTGCAGACTTGCCGATAAGCCAACAGGTAAAGGGAAGCCGGAAGGAAATAAACATACCCGGAATGAACGTACCGGAATACATGCACAAGTCGGCAAAATATGAAGGTCTTGTAAGGGTTGAGGCTCGAAGTTCGGACCAGGAAAAGAGAGGTCAGTATATGACATTCAGAAGAGTTAGCGACAAGTCAGACCCTACAAGTTGGTTTAATGGTGGTATAACAGCCAAAAAACTCATGGATAGGGCTTTGGAAGAGGCGCAGATAGAATATGTTGCAGAAATGGCGATAGACGAGGCATTAAAACAAATTAAAGGCTTATGATAGAAATTGTAAAAGTAAAGCAGTTTATAGTTTCAATATTGAACTATATACCGGAAGATTACAGACTGCACAAAGGAGATGAACAGAATACTTTCCTATACAGACTTCTTAATGGAATGAAGGAAGGGAATTTTGATTTTTACGACCAGGCGAAGAAATTGTTTTTAAGAGGAATGACGAACCCACGCAATTTAAGGGTGCTGTTTGAATTCCCGAAAGACAATACGGGATTGCCAGCTTATGTGATAAGGGAACCGGGTGCAGACCCAGGAGCAGCCAATTCCATAGGAAAAATGAACGGACAGATATACGATGGCGGTGCATGGCAAATAAGAGACAGCCGTTTCCATAACTTTGAAATAATGTGTCTGTCGGACAACATGCTGGAAAGTATAATTATGTCGGAAGTTCTGTATGCGTTGATAATGGGTTCCTACAACTGGCTTTCTACCCAATACGATTTGGTAGAGGTGAGGATAACGGAATTAATGACAAACCAGAACGTACTGCCTATTCCTATATTCATAAAGTCTGTAAGGCTTGACTTGACTTTAGACCAAATTGTAGGAACACTGGTAAATGAAGAACTGCTTAATAAGATTGCATTTGAGGATGCAGGAATAGCAGCCGAAAAATGGGGTGCGAACAATTATAGTAGGGATTATGAATTGCCCGGTGTAGAATCGGACATTGACAAAATTGTTACGAAATAGTTGGTATAAGGAGGGAAATTGTTTACCTTTATAGCGAAAATATGAATGTAAGGATTTGATAGGGAAGTTCTTGCAGAATTTCGTGGACTAATAAAAGAAAAATAATATGGCATCAACGTTTATTTTCAACGGTCGGCAGATTTCATTGCCCGGTGTCTACTCCACTATTGTAAGTGGGGAAATGAACCCGGCACGAAATCTTGACTATGGAAAAGTCCTTATTATTGATACAGGAAAGTATTCAGCCGGATTTGGTGGCGGTGCTGGTATCAATGGCGAGAATGCGCAGGGACAGAACGCTATCTATACTTTCGACAATATCGCGGATTTTCGTGCTTTCATGAAGGGAGGTCTTTGGTGGAGAGTTGCCGAAGCTCTGTTTGCACCGGACCCTTCAAACCCCGATGCAGTAGGAATTTCCGAACTTGAATTTGTTCGTGCAGCAACAACTACAGGTGCAAAAATGACGTTTGCGACGGCAGCAGGAGGCACGTTTGCGGTAAAAACATTGGACGAAGGTTTGGTAGCCAACGGTTCGTTATTGAACGACGAGTTATTAACAAAGGGTTACGGTATGAACTTTATCGCAGGACGAGAAGACGCTACCAAGTGGATTTTGCAGTTCTGGAGAGGTACATATACCGGAACATACAGCGACGGTTTACCCTACGGAGACATCACGCAGGAAAACAGTGACCCCGAGTTGGTTCTTGAATCACCGGAATTCGGCACTATGCAGGAACTTGTGGATTGGGCACAGAACGATTCCAACTTTGCTTTGGCATTCGTGCTTGACCCGTCTACTAATGTGGAAGGCGACGGTGAGATTACTGAAGGGGACATTACGACGGCATTGGGTGGTAAGCCTTATATTTTGGCGGCAGGAGGTACAGAAAGTTTCGATATGGACGACTTTAACGCTGTACTGGACCAGATTGTAGGTCTGGACTACAGTAACGTCATTCTGGACCAGGTAGGAGACAATGCATATTCGGCAACAACCCGTGCATACCTTACACACATGAACGGAGTAGCCAAGTTCCAGCATTTTCTCTATGTGGCAGGATATGACAAGGGAGCGGATTTCTCGAAGGAAATCGATTTGGCGAAAAAGTTTGACAGCTCGTTTGTGCAGCTTGTACACGGTGGCGCTGGCGTGGTATCTGCATTCGATGCGCAGAAAATCCGTTGGTGGGGTGTAATGTATAACTTGTGTGCGATTGTGGGTCGTATCAGTGGAAAACCGCCTTATGTACCGCCTACATTCAAGACAATCGGAGTTGACAGACTGCAACACGCGTTGACTGAATCAGAGAAGAAGAAGGCATTGAAATACGGTATTTTAACAACCGTATTGAACGACTACACCGGAAAGTTCAATATTTTGCAGGGTGTGAATACGTTGCAGGACAACGCAAACTTGTTCAACGCAAAAGGACAATCCTACTCTATCCAATTTATGCGTATCGTTGCGCAAATCAACAAGGAATTGATTGTAAATGCGACACTGGACTTGCTGGGACAGGAAAACGGTGTTAACGCCAATACACTGACAGCAGGAGCGGTAAAGGATTGGACAGTGGCATACTTGCAATCAAGAACTGCAACGGATGCACAAGACAATCTGATTTTGTCGTTCAAGGACGTAGTGACAACGAGAAAGGAAGACGCTTATTTTACTACTTATAAGATTGTGGTAAATAACGAAATCACCAAGTTGTTCTTTACTGGATATTTAATTCGTGGATAACAAACCCTAAAAGATAAAAGATTATGGCAGTTTTTACAGCGCCTAAAGCGTATATTAAAATAGATAATCAAGTAGCCGGGTTTGTTCGTAATCTGCAATTTGCAGAAAACATCACCCGTGCGAATGTACAAGGGCTTGGCTCACTCCTTAACCAGGAGGTCCCGGCCGTACAGTATCAATGCACATGGACGGTAGACCAATTCTTTATTGACTTCAAGCAGCCAGTAATGGAAGGTATGATGCACCGTCTTGGTTCCGTCAAGTCTATTGTAGACACCTTGATTTTGGGCGAGCTTGGTTTTGCCATTGCTATTTACAGCAAGACAATTCAGAGCCAGGATTCGACTACAAAGATGGTGACAGCAGTAGACCCTACCGGACAGACTATGTGTATGTTGAATCCGTGTTTTGTAAATAATCAAAATTTTTCATTGCAGGAATCCGGATTAGCCTCTTACAACGTGTCCGGGATTTATTTGAACCCCATATCAACTTTGGAACTTTGATTTTGGTTATAAACAATTGATAATTAGGGAGTTACAATTTAGTAACTCCCTTTTATTTTGGTTATAAATAATTACAAAAAGGATTAATTGCAGAACAATAAAATGTTATGTAATTTGTAAAATATTTTTATTATAATGAATTATTGGTATTGTGAAATGATGTTAAACAACCCATATTTTATACATAAGCACTTGCGTATCTCATAATATAATATTATCTTTGCAATGTGGTTCTGATGAGGGAACCAAAAAATGAAAAGTCAAACAAATAAAAAAGATAAGGTTATGAAATCAAATGTAGAAAGAATGACGGAAGATTTGAAAAAGGTGTTGTTTTCAAATGTATATAGCTTTGAGATTGAAACGAAAGATATAGTTTTCGGATTTAATAAGGTATTGAAGAAAAGAACTAAATCAATGGCAAAGGCTATAGCTTTGGAACAAAAACTGAGAAATGATGTCGGACGTTATTTGTCCAGTACAGTAGTTGTTGCTTCTGTAAGAATGTACAAAAACGGAGAGTTAAGAGGTGAATTTAAGGCTAATAATTTTTGATTGTCAAACAAATAAAATTTTGAAGTTATGAACGTTTACAGCAAGTTTTGTCCGAATGTATTTTTAGCAAAGTGCGAAGAAAAGTATGAAAAGGGAGAAGTTATCGAAGTAACGACCAAGTATGGAAAGGAAAATGAATGTATTGTTTTCAATCTGATATACGAAAAGGACGGATTCTATTACTATTCGATAGTACGTGCAGACGGGTTCAATGTCCAGGAATGGGCGAAGCAAAGAGCAGAAAGACGCAGAATGTGGGCGGCTTCGGCAGAGCAAAAGAGTAATGAGTATTACGAGAAATCCAATAAAGATAGTGATTTCCTCTCATTAGGAGAACCTATCAAGGTCGGGCATCACAGCGAAAGAAGACATAGAAAAATGATTGACGATGCTTGGAAAACACTGGGAAAATGGTTGAGTGTATGGATAAGGTAAAGGAACATGAAAGGGTTGCCGAGTATTGGGAAAAGAAAGCGGAGGTAATCAATCTGTCCATGCCGGAAAGTATAGACTATTACGAGCACAAGTTAGAGAAAGCCAAAGAATACCACGAGGGTTTGAAGTCCGGAAAATATCCACGGGAACACTCCTATTCTTTGACTTATGCGAAGAAGGCGGTTAATGAAATGCAAAAGAATTATGATACAGCAAAAAGATTGTGGGGAGAACAAGAGAATTGAAACAGCCATTGAAAGGATAATAGAATATCTTTTCAACTATACCCCTAATTTTAAGAGAACCCGGTCAAAAATAGAACTCATGGAAAAGTTCTGGGAAAAGACCGGGATTTCCTCTAATAGGGCGTTATGGGAATATATGGTGTTTCAAGGGTCTATGATAGAGAGCAGCCGATACAAGGAAATAATATTCGACCCCTATAATTTGATAGGCCCGAAGGCAATAGAGAAGTGGAACAAGAGAGGAAGATACCAAGTATTCAGAGCTAACAAGTATCAGCGAGAAAGAGGATGGATAAGCCCGTTTAAGGAGAAGGAAGAGGGTTTATCTGAAAGATACAGGGAGATGTTGAGGAAAAAGTATTGGAACAAGGAGAAGGGGTTTATACTTTGCAGCCAGTACGGAGGATGGTTATTCGACAAAAACAGATGTAAGGATTGTATATTTTACAAGGCTTGTGAAAAATGACATACTAAAAGTTTATGTTATCAAATAATATTTGTATATTTGTGCCATGAAAAAGACAGTGGGTAACTATATAGAACTTTGCACTAAAAATTATATAAATAAATAGGAAATTTAAAATATTCTATTTATATTTGTGGTATGTATTTAACGGAACAACATATAATAACAGTTAATGATAAGAGGTACAAGGATTTAGACCGGATTTGTTTCTTATCCAAGAACTTGTATAATGCGGCTTTATATATCATAAAGCAAGAATTTCTTGTTTCCGGGAAATGGATAAGGTCTGTAGAACTTAATAAAAAGATGGTTGCAGAAAACAATGTTGATTTTAGGGCTATGAGCGGTTCCTCTTCCCAGCAAATTTTAATGGCTTTGGATAAGAAGTTGAAATCTTATTTTTCAGCCATTAAAGCATGGAAAAGGGATAACAAGAAATTTACCGGATGCCCTAAATTTCCGAAATACAAACATAAGACAAAAGGAAGAAATGTATTTTCTTATTCTTATGTGCAATTCAGACATAAAGGAGAATATATTTACTTTCCAAAGAAAGAAGGTCTGAAACCGTTAAAAACGAAATGCAAGGAAGGAACAGTTAAGCAAGTCAGATTTGTGCCGAAAGCAGATTGTTATGTAATAGAATTGGTATATGAATCAGAAGTAAAGGAACAGTTACTAAACAACAATAGATATATGTCTATTGATTTGGGGGTTAACAATCTTGCTTCTATTGTAACGAATACGAGTAACAGGGCTGTTTTGGTAGATGGCAAGAAATTAAAGTCTATCAACCAGTATTATAACAAGAAAAAATCTAAAGTTCAATCACAATTAAAGAAAACAAATGGAAAGGAAAATTCGAGACGGCTAATGAACCTTACAAGAAAAAGAAACAATAAGGTCAAGGATTATTTGCATAAGGCAAGCAAGGAAATTGTAAGTATGTGTTTGAAAGACAACATAACTACATTGATAGTAGGGCATAATGACGGATGGAAACAAGAAGTTAATATGAGTAAAAGAAACAATCAGAATTTTGTTTCAATTCCGTTTGAAACTTTCATATCAATGTTAAGGTATAAATCTGAAAGACAAGGACTAAGATTTGTTGAAATAAACGAATCTCACACGTCAAAATGCAGTTCTTTAGATTTAGAAGAGGTAAAACATCATGATAGTTATATTGGAAAGAGAGTAAAAAGAGGTCTTTTCAGAACAAAGGACGGAATTTTACTCAATGCAGATATAAACGGAGCCTATAATATTATGAGAAAAGTAAAGGGGGATGCAGCAATGCCACCCTATAGAGGGTTTGGGTATAACCCAGTTAAGAAATTTATTAACAAATAGATACAAGTGTAAACATGTATATAATTACCAAGACAGTGAAGGAAGAAGTAAGACCGTGTGTTTCTTGTAAGGAGAACCATTTCATATACGACCGTAACCGATGGTTATGTAAGGAATGCTACGACAATAGAAAGAAATTGAAGTTGAACCGCGTTTCATTGAAGGAAGAGGAAAACAGGCTTAACGAAGTGTTTGTTAAGGTATGGGAGGAGAACCCCCACTATTGTTTCCATTGTGGAAAGTGGCTGGGGCTTGAAATGAAACCTATTTTCTTCTCCCATATATTGAGTAGGGGCGCGCATCCCGGTTTACGTTGTGACCCGGAAAACATAGTTTTGGCATGTATGGAATGCCATCAGATATACGATTTCGGAGACAGAAACAGTCTGAAGAACCAGATACCGGAAGAGAGGATAGAAAAACTTTTGGAGAAAGAGCATGGGAAAAGATATTGATTTACTGATAGGATGTGCGGAAGTGTTTGCCGCTATAGGGCTGAAAAGGGCTTCCAGAATGATAGTGGATTACCTGGAGAACCCTAATAGCGATAAAGTGGAAATATTTCAGAAAGAAGTTGAAGCATGGAAAAAATACGAGGAACATTCAAAAGGCAGAATGTTTGTGTTCAGTGACGGGGAACACGCCCTTATGAAGTATTTCATTATATCATATGAAAAAGATTGGTATTCGGATGGGAACCCGGCTATAGTGATAAACAAATTGGAAGATGAAAGTGCGTCATTCAAGGACAACCCTATAAAGAATCTATGGGTTGTGTATAAGAGTGAGGAAGACCGGGACAGGGATTTTGAAAGATTGTTAACAATAAAATAAAAGTATGGGAAAATTTTTAATAGAAGATGTAAATGCGAAAGGATTGCTTATCTGGATGAACGATAATTTCCGGAAGCAGAACGGGAAACGGTTTACCCGTAATGATGTGCAGGCATATATAATGAGAGGACATTTGCCCGAATATCTGGGAGGAAACGAGATTGTAGTAACCCCTAAAAAGCACTGTACAATTAAGATGTACAACGTATTGGAAAATGACAATAACCCGGTAGTGGAGGAAGAAGAAAATGAATGTATTGGTAGCATGTGAAGAAAGTCAGAGAGTTTGTGAGGCTTTTAGAAAACGAGGACATAACGCCTTTAGTTGTGACATTGTAGACTGTAGCGGTGGGCACCCCGAATGGCATTTCAAGCAGGATGTTTTGCAGGTTATTCCCAATTTCGGAGGAAAGCTGCAAAACGGTGAAGAGTATTATCACCCGGAAGATAAGGGGCTGCCGATAGAACAGAGAAGACCACATCCGAAATATCCAAACAGGGCGAAAGACCGAGAAGAAGCCGTTAATTTCTTTATGGAGCTATATAATTCGGACGTAAAAAGAATTGCCATAGAGAACCCAGTAGGGATTATGAGTACAAGGTTCAGAAAGGCAGACCAAATCATAGAACCTTGGATGTTCGGGGATGAAGCAAGCAAGAAGACTTGTTTATGGCTTAAAAATCTGCCTAAACTCACTCCTACAAAGATTGTCGGGAAAGGTGAAGTGGTGGAAGGAAAGAATGGTTTTAGAATGCAGAAATGGTATTGTGATGCCTACGGACTGCCTAAAGAGGAAAGACAGAAGATAAGAAGCAAGACATTTCCGGGCATTGCGGAAGCGATAGCGGAACAATGGGGTAGTTTAAAATAAATTTTGGTAACGTGAAAACAAGTAGTAATTTCGTGATTGTCTATGACTTTGAAACCGGGGGATTGCCAAGCAAGGAGAAGCAGGCTTTTTTGGATATCCCTTTGGTAGAAATGGCTATGTCGTGCATAGACATGAAAAAGTTGGAAATAATAGACCGTGCAGAAATGATATTCCCGTATAACTACAAGGAAGGACTTGCAGGATATTCGGAGGAAGCAACGGCAGTACACGGCATAACAAAAGAAGTCCAAGAAGAGAATGCGGTGCCATTGAAAGAGATATACAGCACTTGCAAGAAATGGTTCGCCAAATACAAGAACCCGCGTCAGATGTGTACGCTTGTAGGGCACAATATCGTAGGATTCGATAACCCGTTTCTGAAAAACTTCTTCGCTTACATGAACGATAATATAGACAATTACGTAAAATACTACATAGACACGATGCAGTTTGCACACATGGCGTCTTTGGAACAGATGGACTACAAGCTGGGTACATGCTGCCAGAATGCAGGCATAGACCTTGTGGAAGCGCACAGGGCACAACATGATGTGGATGCGAATGCAATGCTGTTTATCTCCTATGTGAAGAAGTTAAGGGGTGAAGGTATGGAAATGGTGCAGAAGAAAGAGAGGAGATATAGAGAGGACTTTCAGCTATGTTGACAGGTGACGGAAAAGGAATACTTACAAATAACCAGCTTACATATCTATACAATGCAGTAGACAATATCATAGAGAGACTGCCGGAAAAGGCGCTTAACCAGTTGCTTGAAGGATATGGAAACGACGTTGATACCATGCTTAGGGAAATGGTGCATCAGTCGGAAAAGGCGCTGTATCTGGGTCGGACGCTGGATTCAGAAAGTTTATCCTATGTGGATAACGTGAAAGCCTCTATGGACAATACGCTTAAAATATTGTCCCTCAATTATTTCATAACAACCATGTTGCCTAAATTCCGGTTAGGGTGGCGTAATATAGAGTGGTCTAATTTGACGCAATTATACCCGTGGAGTTGTTATCTATGCGCACGCGCGAGTGGCAAAAGTTATCAATGGTCTTATGCCTTCATTCTGTGGCGTTTATGGTCGTACACAAGACCGACCGCCTACAGGCAGGACACGGTAGACAATGCCAACCGGAAAGAAACATGCTATATTACCAATACTTTTACACTGGCAAAGGTGCAGATAGCGAAAGTGACGGAAGAGATAGAGGCGAACGACTTAATAAAGGAAAAACTGAACCCTTATAACAAGGCTTCAATCGGAGAAACAGCCATAAAGACGGAAACGGGGAGTACGCTGCATGTACGCGGTAAGGATTCAATGATTCGCGGTCTGCATGTGGGGGCTTGCTTGTGTGACGATATGCCGGATGAAAGTTCCCTATATTCGGACGAACAAAGAGAGAAATTGAAAGAACTTCTGAAAGGTACTATAGAACCGATTGTAGAGCCATACGGTTACTTTCTTGTAACTGGTACGCCTTATTCTTCTGCACCGAATGAATTGTACCAGATATTGAAGGCAGACAAGCGTTTCTATTGTTTTGAATATCCGATATTGTTTCCGGATGGCAGACCGTTGGCACCAGACAGATACACGTTTGAACAGATATTGGCGAAAAAGGAAGAACTTGGAACGATTGTGTTCAACCGTGAATACTTGGTGGTTCCTATCAGTGACACGTCAACGATATTTCCGTATGAATATCTGATGCGTAGCGTTATAGGAATGGAAACGATACGTTTTGCGTCAAGTATAGACGATTTTCCTTTCAAGCTTATAAGGGTACATATAGGTGTGGACTTTGCGGTTTCCGGTAATATTGGAGCGGACTATACAGTGTATTCGGTATGGGGCAAAGATGCGATGGATAACTACTATTTGTTGTACTATTACCGGAAGCGCGGTATGTCGCATAACGAACAGGTGGATAAGATTGTACAGCTTGACCGACTTTTCCACCCCAATAAGATACGGTGTGAGGCAAACGGTTTCCAGTCCATATTGTCCGGACTGGCAAAGGAAAGAGGGCTTAAGAATATAGAACCATTTACGACAACGGAAGGAAACAAGAAAGATTTGTATACTGGACTACCTTCTTTGTCCGCAATGTTTGAAAGAGGACAGATAAAATGCCCCTATGCGATAGGAGAAACGAGGCAGGCGGTTGACTTGATGTTCGGTGAATTTTCTTCTATTACATTTAGAAGTGATAACGGGAAATTGGAGGCGGCAAGTGGTCACGATGACGTGGTAATGTCGTCGTTCATTTCCTTAAATAGCTTACGCGAAGACGATAAAGAAGTACAAGTAAGTGTAGAATTAATATAATGTTAATTATATGTTAAAAGCACATAAGCACTTGCGTATGTCATAACATAATCTTATCTTTGTAATGTGAGAAAGAGATAAACGAAGTCAAACAAATAAAAAGATAAGAAAATGGAAAACGATGTTAAGGTTCTCAAAGAGTTGTACAAGTTCATTTGTGTTAGTGAAGGTATTAAGGCAATTGCCTTGAAGTTCTGTAAAGTTGGAAAGGGTGGAGCTTGCTGTTCATATGTGGCTAACAAACCGAAATCAATCTCTATTGACTTGAATAGAATTAATGTCGGTTCCGCCTACGCTTTGTGCCACGAAGTAGCACACCAGATATGTATCGCTAATGAAGGCAATGCAACGCATAACGCAAAGTTTAAAAAGATGGAAAAGGAATTGGTTAAGAAGTACGCTAATTGCGCTATTGCAAGAAATTTGATTTGGTAACGAAGGGAGGACAAAGTTATGATTACTGATAGAAAGAAAGCACCGGCATGTTTAAGATACAATGTCAGTAACAATTCTGGTTCAATAAATAAGAATTTCGAGAAAAATCAGCAACAAGAAGCGTATGATTTTGCTTATTCAATGAATGAGACAGCAATAATACGAGGATATATTTTTGTAAAGCAAAAAGGGCAATGGGTGAGAAATACTATTTTTATGGACCATGTTTTTAGATAAGGAGGCTAAGGTTATGAAAAAGGATTTGATAAGAACGGCTATAGGGTTTAGATGTTTTCTAACCATTGAAGAAATAAAAGTGACAGACCCTAAAGACAGGAAAGAATGTAAGATGTTTGAGGAATTGAACGACTTCACCACTATCAAGAAAATCGCGTTGAAGTATACCGATAACAAGCTGTTCCACGAGATAACAAACCGATTGATTGAACTTGATAAGGTGGATTTGACAGAAGAAGAACATGCAGAAAGACAGGCGTTAATTACATTGTCTCAATATTTTAGAGTTAAGTTTTGATTTAACCGATTAATAGCGTATATTTGTAACGTATATAACATTTTGTGATTATGGAGGATAAGATAATTAAGATTAAGGGACATGAATATAAGATGTCCTTCCCTACAGTAGGACAATATTACGAGATTGAAACGCAAAAGCAGTTTTTAGGTCGTGGATATTATAATACCTTGCTGGGAAACAGAACGCAGGCTGCGGCTGACGCTTTGGATATGATAGACATTGAAGCGACGCTTACAGTAATGTTGCCCGATTTGCTGGCAGATATGAAGGTGACTTCTTTCAAGCAGCTTGGTATCAAGGACTATGTAGAAGTAAGGGATATTTACAACAAGGAGGTTTTGCCCTTTATTAAAGAAGTTGAAAAAATGATGAACCCCAACCGATAAAAAGGATTCAAGCGAGAATCACTATAGTTTGAATGTTTAGTTATTCAGAGGAGTGTGGGGTATAGTCTGTTATGGGTTATACCCCACTTTTGATTGATTTTGTATGATGGAGCGAGATAAAAAGGAAGATTTCAGAACGTTTGTAGTCAGATGGAATAACAAGTTTCCGCTTGACAGATGGTATAGAAAGAAACATAACATTGCTTTCATGTCCGAGGAACACAAGAAATGTTCTTTTTTTCAACAACTTTTCGAGTTCGAGGAAGACCGGATGTTCAAGCAGGCTTTGGAGGACGAGGAAAAGAAAGTTGAATACGTTCCGAATATCGGTGAATGGCTGAAAGATTCCTATGATGAAATGGTGGACCAGGAAACCGATACCAAGGAGATAACGCAAAGTCAGATTGAGGCTTTCCGTGAAGAAATGGCGCGGATGGCTGAATACGAGGAAAGCCAAAAAGATAAGGAATAATGGCAGAGGATAAGAGGATTAGGATTGCGGCCGATACCACACCGCTAAGACAGTTGAGAGAAGAAGCGGTTTCTTTGTACCGCGAGATAAACCAGACTTCCATGCAGAGCGCACAGGAAGCCGAGAAAAGCATTTCACAGCTACGGGAACAACTTGCATTGATGGAAGACCGTAACGAGCTTGAAAGACTGTTGCTGGACCTTAAAAGACAGTCTGCCGCCATTGATGCAACCACAATGCAAAAACCGTCTCCGATGCCGGAAAGACCGATAAGGAGACAACCGCCTACAGAAGAACTTCCAAGACCGGAACAACCTACCATAGACCCCGAAACCGGGTCTATTACATGGGACGTATTGCCAAGAAGAAAAGAGGAAACCGTACAGCCGGAACCAAGACGGAAAGGGCAAAGACCGGAAATGGAAACGGATGTAGAAGAACCGGAAGAAAGACCAGCGCCCAGAAGAAGGAGAAGAAAAGTCCAGGAACCTATAACGGACGTTGAACCCATCATAGACGAGGAAACAGGTTCTATGACATGGGACTTGACACGGAAACCGCAAAGGGAAAGAGTTACCCCCATAGAAAGAGGCACGGAAAGAGAAGAACCGACAACAAAGGAAACGCAGAAGGAAATATTAAGGGAAATAAACAGACACGTCGAAAATATAGATGAATCCGTTACGAACGTTGACAACTCTAAGAATTTCCAGGACAACAGCGAAAACAGAACGGACAACTCGCGGCATACGGAGAATATAACCGAAAATGTTGTCAATATTGAAAAGAATACCCAGACAATAACGGAGAATACAACCGCTATAAAGGAAAAGGGTAATCTGAATGCTGTTTCTGAACAGTCAAACAGACCTCTATTAAGGGAAGACGACAGAATACAGAGAAGACTGGAAATCACGGATAACGGACAGACGGAAATCAAGTTTTCTGACGAGGGGATAATACGTGCCATTACAAGGTTGGGGACAGTAACGGATAATGCCGGGCGCGATGTTGTTTCAGCTATTAGAGGACTTGAAAAAGGGACGGGTGAGGAAAACCAAAGAAGTAGTGTTACCCGTTACCTGGAAGCTATAGCAAATTCTGTATCTGTTATAGAGGACAGTGCAGAAAACATATTGGAAGAAATACAGAAAGCTGTTTCCAGTAATGGTATAGGTGGTGGAGTTGGAACGCCTGGGGGGATTGTGCCACCTACCGGAAGCACGGGTGTAAACGGTGGAGGACTAAATATATTCGGAGGAGGATTAAAAGGAATATTGGGCGGTTTGGGGGCTTTGACGGCATTCAATACCGCCAAGAACGTATTGTCAGAAAGATATTTCCGGCAGCAGGAATTTGAAGCGCGTTCCCAATACCAAGGAACCGTGGAAACGGCCGCAAATTATACACGGTTACAAGCCGCTAACCAGGCAGACGCTTTTAGGTGGATTCCTCTAATTGGTGACACGATAGCAAAAAGCATAGAGTTGCCAGCACAGCTTGCAGCAGAAAAGATGATGGCAACTTTCGGGAAATACGCGGAAGGCGAAAGACGTGTTATCCCGTATGCACAGGTTATGGGTGTATCAGCCGGGGAAGCGTTCAGACAAGCCAGAAGGGAAGGAAGTTATGCAGCCGAATCACTTGGTATGGATTACGCTTCATACCTTGGAAGACGTGCCGAATTGATACGTGCAGGAGGAGGACGTTTTGTCGGTGGCAATGAATACGACCCGTATGCAGTAAGGGAAACGCAGTCTGTAATGGCGGCAGAAAGATTGTTCGGTCTGTCTCCTAATGCAGTCAACCGCTTGCAGGGCGCAATGAGGTTTGGAGACCAGGATTCCGGTACAGGGGCTTCTGCGATTATCAGAGAGTTCGAGCAGGCAATGAAAAATTTAGGCATTCCGTTCGAGCAGATAGCCTCTACAATGGAGGAAAGTTTAGATACTTTCATTACACAGTCGGACCAGATTCTTTCCAAACGTGGTGAGTTTGACGCAAAGGAGCTTGCAGCGATGTTTAGCGGAATACGCCAGGCAACCGGATTGCAGGGAAGACAACTTGAAAGGGTACAGCAAGCATTCACCGGACAAGGAATATCAAAAGATGAGGTGACGAATGCAATGCTTGTACGGTCTATCCAGGAAGTTATGCCGGACAAAACATCCTATTCGGAAATCCAGGAAGAACTGGAAAAGATACGTGCAGGAGCGGCAGACCCCGAAGTTATGGAAAACTTCTTGAATAGGGTTGTAGAACGTACCGGGGGAGGTTCTGAACAGTTACGTTTGGCAATGTCCGAAATATTCCCTAATTTGTCTTGGAATGACATCAATTCAACGATACAAAAGGATAGTGACCCATCTAAGCTTGTGAGCAATCTGTTTGACTTGTATAAACAAGCAAGCCAAAGGATTAGGGAAACTCCTACAGAAGCTTATGATAGGGACGCAGCACGAAGGACTGTAGGCACAGGGGAAACTATTTTGGCAAGTGATATGAACCGCCAGATGTCGGAAGGAGCCAATATTTTAGGGGAGATTAGAGATTTGGTGAGAGAAATAAACGACAGAGGTAAAAAGGTTGCTGATATGGAGTTGGAGGTTCCGAAAGAGAAGATAATTCAGCAATCTGCCACAGGAGGAAGCGGTTTAGTCAATATGAGTACAGTAAGCGGAGGAGTGGATGCCGGACGAGCTATTTCTCAATGGTTTAAACGCGCTTTAGACGAGTGGGCAAGAGAAAGAGTTAACGGTGTGTCGGAAGCAAATAAAGTGATACAGCAAGAACGATGAAAGTAAATATATTTAACATACAGAGCTATAAGTACAATGTAGAACCCCAAACGTTTATAGACGATTGGCAAAAGGGATTGGGACCAGATACACCGGAAGCAAAGAAATTATCGGTTCCGGAATTTATGGATGTGGTAAACGAGATTTCCAAAATTTCAAACCTGGACGCCATTTGGGCCACATACGACGATTGGGAGAAAGAGAAGTACAAGAACGAGTATTCAAACAAGAATTTGCCGTATATCAAGCCGAATACTCCGCTTTCCTTCCCTATAAAGGATTCTCCTTTGCTCATACAAAAAGCGTCAAAGAGCGATATGTTCATGAAGCAACGCGATTTTTCGGCTTATTGGTCTGAAAATTTGACAAAGCTTCTACAGGATAAGGAAGGATATGTAGCTGACAATGTGGTTGCACTGGACGAGGAAATGTCGGTAAGGACAAAAGTACAACCTATAAACATTAAGGTGTGGATATACTGTAAGGCTATAAACAAGGTTGTGGATGTAAGCCAGTTCGTCAATACATGTTCTACCGACAAAGGATTCAAGAACGGCACGTTTTCGATTAACATAACACCCTTCAAGGATGCCAATATGTCGAACGTGTACGGTGCAGGATATTATGATATATTCCCAGTTGTAACCCCTAAAGGATATGATTATAAATCCTATCTTGAAAAAGTGGTACAGATAAACGACATAGTGTTTATCCGGTTTGAGCGGCTGAGACTGGAAGGAAGTTCGGACAGTGAAAATGCCAACGATTTGTTTGTACCGTTGAACAAGCTTGCCAATAACGGGCCGAACTATAATGTTTGGGATATGATAGGTTTTGTAGACAGCGTAATGGAGACCTATTCTTCGGAAGACAATTCAAAGAGCACTGTCATAAGCGGTCGCGACATTGCAAAAATGTTTGTGGAGGACGGAAGCTACTTCATACCGCTGGAAAATGTCAATGATACTATACAGAACTGGCTGTTAAGGAAAACGGGTGGCGTATGGAACGGACGTAATGTGTTCGGTGGTGAGTATCAGTTTGTATGGAATTTGGGATACAAAACAATAAATGAATGCATTTGGTTTATTATAAACATAATGTCTTCTATCGGAGTTTGCAGCGATGAAGTGTTTTCTTCATGGGGCGACAAGCGGATAACGGCATACAGCATTCCGGGGCAGCAGGATTTGAAGGTAAGGGGGGTATGGCAGATTGTCAAGCTACAGGTGTCCGGGGATATAATGGAAAGGATTGTGACAGATACGGGGCTGGGGAACCCGAACGGAACACTGATGCAGTACATGGAGCGTATTTGTCAATATCCTTTGACAGAATTTTTCTTTGACACCTATATAAACACGATTGATGTCATTGTAAGACAGCCACCGTTTACGGAGAAGGCGATAAAAGATGCCTTCAAGTCTGAAAACTATATTACGATAACACCGGATAATGTAATATCGTATAATCTGAGCTACGACCCACGCGTTTATACTTGGTTCCAGTTACACGCACAGAATGCACAGGTAGGTGGACGTGACAAGCCGGGATTGGCTTTCGTTCCTATTGTGTACCTGGAAGAATATGTGGAACGATGGGGCAACAGGAAAATGGATTTCGTGGATATGTACTGTATTCGCATGATACAGAATGGAGCGGAAAACCAGAAGATATTTTCTACTTACCAAGCAACAATGTTGAATGACTTGATATACCTTGTAGAAAGCAACATGTATGTACCTTTTACCCGGTGCGGAACGATAGAGATAAACGGGGACAGGCGTATAAAAGTGGGAACATTCGTGCTGAACCAAAGTACGAACGAGTTTTTCTATGTGACGAATGTAACCAACACCATATCATTTAACCGTGACGGGGTAGATAGGCGTACTGTTTTACAGGTGGAAAGAGGATTTTATGTACCTATACTTAAAGGAAATCTGATGGAAGCGGTAAAAAGAAATGACAATTCGGTTTCTGAAAAATCAGCGTCCGGATTTACACCCGATTACTTTAAGTTGGTGGATTTAAGCGGTTTGAGACAGAAGGCGAAGGAAGCGGAAAGCGGACAGATAACCTCCTACGACAACCCGACTGTTGATAAGCAGCAATTTGACTATTTTTTGAACAGGAAATATTTCGGAGGACTTGACTAATGGCAGGAGGAGCACCAAGAATAAGCAGTAACAATTTGCCGCCTATAATGAAGGGGTATATAATGATACCCACGGATGTAGGCAGGGAAGCGTATATAGATACGGTATTTAGGACGAATATAGTAGCCGTGATGATGGAAGGCGGTATATTCCGCAATGACGCACGCATTACTAACGAGGCTATCAACAATATATGGTTTCCCGAAAAACCGGGTGAGAAGGGATGCCAGGTAATGATAGCGAGCAGCGATTTCCTTAACCAGCCTACAGTCATAGGCACCTTTATAGGCAATGATGAGGTTCCGGCATGGAGCGAGGATGTTATACGGATGAAAAAGCAGGTGGAAGGGGTAACTATGTCTATGACGATAGACCCACGTAACCAGGAATGGAACATGAACCTTACCTCTATAGATAAGCCCGTAAATTTCAACGTTACATTGGGAGGCAATGAAAAACATAAGATAAGATTGCAGAGTTCGGGGGAAGCCGAGATAGTGGCTTCCAAGAAGGTGAAGGTAACCGGATATAATGAAGTCATTGCGGAAGTCGTTAATGTGGTCGAGGATGTGAAAGAAAAGGATAAGGAGATAAGGCGTTTTACTATGAACATGGAGGGAGCCAATTTTACGTGGAAGACCCAAGACAAGACAACCGTAATAAAGGCTGACCCTAACACTGTGGACGTTAATTTTCACGACGGGAAAAGCCATATGACTATAGACGATAACGGTGTAGTATTGGGTTATGACAATGATACAGAAATGATTCAGCTAACGCAGAATCTAATAAAGCTTATGACTGGACAGAAGGTTAATATAAACAATGCGAAGGAGCCTTTAACACTGGCGAATACATTAATACAGTTATTGAATAATGTAGAGAATCAGATAATGACGCTAAAGAACGCATGGCAAACAGCGCTTGCAAGTTCGGCTGCGATGGATGGAGGTAAAGCCGGATTCGGTGCCGGGGTCGGTGCGGTAGCGGCAGTAAACCCGTTGCAGTTCGACGGAATAAAAAGCACGGTAACTTTTTCGGATTGATAATTATTTCGTATTTTTGAAAACGATAAGAAAATATTATGGCAAACGTCGCGCAGGCAGCAATACAAAAAGCAGGGTCTTTGATAGAGACGGCTGGAAGAGCTATATTAGCATCTCAATTTCCGAATGATTTTGAGGTGTATCTCTGTACACTTGAACTGGCAGATTCAAAGAACAATACGATAGATTTTTTCACATTCCCTATTACCCCGAATGCGATAAGCAAGACGGAAGCGAAGAGGGAAAATATAAGGAACACGGCAGGAGGCGTAACGGTATTGTCTTCTCCTACCTTTGTACCACAGGACATTACAATAAGAGGCGATTTTGGACGAACATTTAAATTGCTATTGTCGCTTGGTGGCGGTGCGTCAAGTCTGGCAGGAGCGGCCTATAGTCTATCGGCTGGGAAATGGAGTTTGAGCGATATTTCGGGGAAAAATACGAACTCTTTGAAGTCAGCTTCGTTCGACCCGTCCGTCAAGAACGGGTATGGATGTACGAAAATATTACAAGCTATCATATCAAAAAGTAATGGTGTGGATAAGGACGGTTTGCCATTTCGTCTTTACTTCTATAATATGGCTTTGGGTGAGAGTTATTTAGTGACTGTCCCTCCTACTGGATTGGTACTGAACCAAAGTTTACAGCGTAATATGATATGGGAATATTCGCTTACAATGACAGCGATAGCCCCTATAGAAGCGGTGGCAGGAGAACAGAAAGCAAAAACAGCACTTACTAAAATTTGTACGGCTGCTGCAATACAGAAAGGTGTTAATGATTTGGCGGCTTCACTTGCAGCTTTGTTATAATAAAGGAGGTTAAAGGATGGACGCAGTAATGGAAACGGCATACGCCAAGTTCAAAAATATTACCGGGTATGACATAAAACAGTTCTTCCAAAATTATGTTGATTTTTGTAACAATTACTATGCTTACATAGTGGATTATTACCAGGGAGGAGAACTGAATGCAGAATCATTCTATCAGTTGGATAAGATGATAGCGCAAATTAATATCGTAGAGCCTATGTTCCAGCTTCACGAAAACAAGTTGGACGATATTTCTATGTGGGAAATATTAGACAACTTTTCGGAAGTGGAAACAAAGATATTGACAATAAAAAATTCTGACAGGTGGTTAAGAAGCGCAACCATAGGAAGACAGAACACCCTACAACTTGACAAGCAGTTAAGGACAGGAGAAACATTCGAGAATGTTGCGGAAGAAATTGCAATGACAGACCCAGAGGACGATTGGACTTCTATAACTACACCACAATACATCATAGAAGAAGATTATGAAGCAGGACGGGGAAGTAATACATTTGCCGTGAATCTTCGGAATGTCGGTGTGAATTATGTGGATAATGTGGTAGATACGCTTGTAGGGGAGAATGTGTTAGGCAAAGACATAGATACCGAATTCGAGTTTAAGAATGACGATTTGAAGGTGAAGAAATTCGGTACGTCTATGGAACAAGCGTTGAAAATTATATTGGAAGCCTTGAAAGGCTGTATTCCGGAATTCAAGGATTACGGGTTACCATCCGATTTTATCGGACAGACAACGAACGCAATACAATATCCGGTGATATTTAAGGCTCTTATGAACATGTTCCAAAGGGATAACCGATGGGCGAGTGCAGAGCTTTTGGATTTGGTAAAAAAAGAAGACGCGGTATTTATGAAGGTAAAGGCTACAACCGTGACGAGAGAAGATTTTGTTATTAATGTTCCTATTTAAATATATTCAAAAATGATTACTAAGACAGCGAATACGATTGCAAATTTAAAGAATTTGTGGATTGAAATGTTTTTAAACAAGACCGACCGTGTTTCAAACATTGCGGACGGTTCTGTACTTAATGGCGTCGCTTATGGTACCGCAAAGGTGGCGCAAAAAGCGATAAAGGATATTGCCATAGTGGAGGCGCAGATTTTCCCAAAGTCGGCAACAGGCGATTATCTGGACAAATCGGCCGCGTTGTTTGGTGTAAGTCCGAGAAAAGAAGCACTTGGTTCCTCTACTTATGTACGTGTTTTTGCCGAGCCTGGTACGCATTATGAGGTAGGAACAAAGTTTATTTCAAAGAACGGAGTGCAATTTACTGTAGACCAACCTTTTACGGTTGATAAGTCGGGATATGGATATATCAGTGTAAGAAGCGTTATCACTGGGTCTGCTACCAATGTGGAGGCAAACAGTATTACGGAAGTATCGCCAAGACCATTGACACATATAGAGTGCACGAATGAATATGCGGCTATCGGTGGACGTGATTATGAGGACGACGAGACATTCAGAAACAGAATAATAAATTATAATAACAAGCTTTCCACTGACACTATGGAAGGCTGGACGCAAATATTCCAGGATTTAGACCCGCGCATTTTAAAGGTAATGAATGTCGGTTTGGGTGAGGACGGAAAGACACACATTTACCTTGTAACCCAAAACGGGTCTTTCTTTACGGATGATGAATTGGAAGAATTGCTTACAAAAGCTACACCCTATTTCGGACTGACCGAACTTGACTTGCAAGGGAATACGCTTGGAATTGTGATTGAAAATGCAAAATGGATGTATGTAGGCGGTGAAGAGGGGGTGGATTTCCGTGTGGAATTGTCGCCTAATGCAGTGATTGCGGATGTAAGAAAAAATATCCAGATTGCAATGACGAAATATCTGGATTTCCGTTTCTGGGAAGCAGGCAAAAAGGTAGAATGGGATGATTTGCTGGAAGTGGTGAAGACCGCAGAAGGCGTGAAGTATGTACCGGACGAATACTTCTTCCCCTATTTTGACGAAGAAGTGCCTTTGAATATGTTGCCTCGTATCAAGGGATTTAGAATGCGAGACCTGGAAGGAAACATTCTGTATGATTCGGGTAGCAGCTTGTCTAATATTTTCTATCCGGCAGGAGAAAGCGATATATATAAAGGCTCTCAATCGGTTATAGCGTCACAGAAATACTTGTGTTCGTTTACCGTAACCAATACCAAGAATGTAGCCGTACCGGGTGCATACATAACAATAGGAAACAAGGTAATCATTACGGACAGTAACGGTACGGCCAACATTCTTTTGGAAAATGGGGAATACTCGTACATATTATCAAAAACGAACTGGACGCAAAAGACAGGGGAGTTTGTCGTTCTGAACAACCCTATTTATATAAACATAAATGATTTCATTGCAACACCCTATCCGGTTACGTTTACTGTATATGAAGGAGAAGCGCCTTTGCAGGGTGTCAAGGTGACGACAAGCGTGTACACGTCTGAAACGAATAATAAGGGGCAAGCAGTCATTAACCTGGAGCCGGGAACCTATGAATACAAGCTTGAAAAATCGGGTTTCCAGACCATAGAAAGTGTATTTACGGTTGAAAATCAGCCAGTAGATATATTTCAAAGAATGTTCCTTACAAAAATGAATGTAAATTTTGCTGTAATTGACAGAAACAGAAGTATTTATATTCCGGAAGCAAACATCACAATAAATGACATAAAGGAAAAGACGGATAACGAAGGGCAGGCAAGCATGGGGCTGCAAACCGGGAAATATGAAATGAAGGTCGCAAAAGAAGATTATCAAGACCTTGTAAAAGAAATTGAGATTGTCGGGGAAGACCCTAACTGTATTCTTGTCGAAATGACGGCAATTCCGTATGCGATAAAGTTTACGGTGCTGGATTCCGCTACCCACATGGTTCTGGAAGGAGCAACGATAAAGATAAATGATTCTACCTATCTGACTGACAAGGAAGGTATAGCGATTATAAGCTTGCCGAACGGAACCTATGAATATACGGCTTTCAAGTCCGGCTATATGTCTGTCAATGATTTTGTAGTGGTTGAAGGTTCGGAAGTTTCTAAAATTGTGGAATTGGAACAGGCTTTCTATACATTCCGCTTGACTGTACGGGACATTGAAAACGGTAACTATATCCAGGGTGCAGAATTGCAGATAAACGGAGAGACGCGTGTAACGAACGTTAACGGTGTTGTAAGCGTGACACTTGGAAACGGTGACTATGAATATACGGTAACGCATAGAAACTATAAGAGATACACCGGAACTGTGACTATCAAGGACCAGGATGTACCGGAAACAATTTACCTGGAATTGAGAGACACGGTAATAACATATACCGCAACGGACGCGATAACGAAGGCTCCTATTTCCGGCGTATATATCGAATTGATAAACAAGGGAACTGGAATTAAGGTGGATTCCGGTTACACGAATGATATAGGTGTATTGCAGCTTGGAGCGGAAGCAGGGGAATATACTTGGAATGCGACACACAGATATTATGATGCGGTAGAAAACCAGTCGATAACGCTTAAAAAATTGAAGGATATAGACCTTCCCTTTACTATGACAAGAAGGGAAATCGAACCGGAAGTTGACGTAATAGAGAATATTCCCGGTGTGTCCGGTGATGCTACTACAGTAAGATTCAGTGGTGAAAATACGGCTGAGACGTTATCTAATGACAGTTATTATTACATAGTTCATACACCGGAAAACTTCGTTGTTCCTAACAAAGGAGTGACGTTTGATTTGATGGAACATGTAAAAACTTTTCGACGTGCAGAAATTGGCGGTGAGGACGAGCCATATGATTTTGCAAGCGGAGGTGCAGAATTGGTATTCAACGTGTCAAATGACGAAATAGCTTCTTTGGAAGGTACGATGTTGACAGTGCAGCCGAATGTGACACGTGATGCAGAGCCAAGGGCTTTCTATGTGGACGTGACGGTAACGACCCCAGTAAGCCAGGTGACTGTAAAGATAACTGCTGAACAGAAGGCAGCTCTGAATTTCAATCCGGTAAAGGCAGGACTTGTCGTTTCGGTAAAAAATATGTACAATGATAATGTACGGGAATACACGACGAATGCGGCAGGAAAGATATTTCCGGAAGTAATGCCGGGTATTGATTATCAGTTGACAATAAAAGAGAAAGGTTTCTATGAGAATGAAGGTCTGCTAATCAAGAACTGGGGCTTCGGTGCGAGTGTACCTACACTGATGGAAATAACGGCTTCAAAAAGGCTTGAATTGAGAGTAAAACAGCAGAATACCCTAAGACCGCTTGAAAATGCGACTATAAAGGTGTTCGGAATGTCACTGCCTCAAACCGTTACGTCCGGAAGTGATGGTTCGGCAAGAGTGTACATTTCACCTATTGCAATGAGCTATGAGTGTACAGTAACAGACCATACGAAAAAGACTGGAACATTCACACCCCCGTTGTCGGCTGATTACCTGGATATAATCATGGGCTATGCTGCAATGACATTCAGTCTGACATTGACAGCAAGTAACCCCTATTCCAAGGCGGCAGAAAGTTGTCCAGTAACGGTTACGAGTGCATGGGGTGGAACATCTTCACAATCATATAGTTTTTCTGGAACAACGAATGCAAGCGGACAATTGATATCGCAAGGAAATGGAAATTTCAATATACCGCCTGGAAATTATACGATAACCTATGGAGGAGGAAACAGTAATTTCAACAGCAAGACAGAAAACATCTATCTGCCTACGGACAAGACACATTCAGCAGTATTAACAAGAAGAACAAAATCAGTCACATTCACGGTAAAAGAAATAATACCCTCTATTTCGACTACAGCATCAAATCCGGTAAAAACAGGTCTCGTGCTTGCATGCTATTACAATGACAACGGTACATCTTCGGGTGCGAATGTAACGACGAATGCAAGCGGACAATTTACAAAAACAGTGTATGCAGGAATTGCAGAACGTTTCCAGGTGCAACCAATAGGATTCTATTCCGGAAACGGTGCAATAGCTACAGTCAATTATAAAGATGCAAACACAAAAGACCTTGTATATACATGTTCAAAGAGAATTCCGGTATATATCACATCCAATCTGTATGGTGAGTTAAGTGGCGCATCAGTAACATTCAGTGGGATGTCCGTCAATCAGACAGGAACGACGAATACAGATGGAATAGTGCAAATGTACATTTCTCCAGTAAATATGTCTTACAGTGTAAGCAAGCAGCATTATAATACCAAGACCGGGAATTTCAAGCCTACCGGAACAGAAACAAGAATGGATATTGAATTGGAGGCAAAGGAATATCCAGTCACTTTCCATGTATCAACACAAGGAGTTTTGCCACCGGACGGAATTTTGGTACGTGTGACAAACAACGTATTGCCGGATATTGTGTTTGAGGGCGAGACGAACGCGGAAGGAACGATAGTCATGCCGAATGTTCCGGTAGGAGAATACACTTATGAAGTGCTTGCAGGAGAGGTTTCATCCGACACATTCTTCCATCCTCAAAGTGAAAGCGGTACAGTGTTGGATGTAGAAGCACAATATGAATTGATTAACGTAGGTATTCAAGTTTCGGAGGTGTATGGAACAGCCGGAAGAGCATATTTGTCAAATCAGACTATTACAATGACATCCAAGGCAGGAACGATAAAGCTTACTTTGGATGAGAACGGTTATACTAATCAGTTATTGATAAAGGGACTGGAATACACGTTTACGACTGATTCATACCCGGCTTTTTATAGCAACCCGACACAATCCTATACATGGACCGAAGACGGTGTGATATGGCCGTTCAACTTGAATGTGACCTCAAAGATAACGGTCAATGTAAAGGATGTATATGTGAAAAACAATATCCAGGGAGTAACGGTAGCTTACAATGAACAGGTAGTGACAACGGATGCAAGTGGTAACGCTTCATTGTTCCGGTCAGCACTGACAAAAGACTATTCTTTGGATAAAGAGGATTACAGTACAGTAAATGGAACCATTGCACCTACTACAGCCTCACCGCTTAATGTTACTATGTTGAGAAACAAGCATGTGGTGACAATAAATCAGTACGAAGTAATACCAGGTGGAAGTAAATTAGGTATTAATTATACGTTGACTTATACATCGGCAGCAGGAAACGGAACGATACCGAATGATAGTCGAACATTTGAGGCGTATTTAGGTATTCCAATTACATTTATTTTAACGGCAGCGGACAGAAGACCGTTTTATACGAATTATCAGCAAACACATACATTTACATCAGCAGGTGAAGCATGGGATTTGAATCTCACTTGTGCAAAACAGATAACGGTCAATGTAAAGGATAATGTACCTGGAACGAATGTACAAGGAGCTACGATAAACTATTTTGCCCAGACAAAAACAACAGATGCAAGCGGTAATGCAGTTTTCTATTGGAGTGGCGGTGGTAGAAGCATATCGGTAAGTGCATCAAATCTCGAATCTTATACCGGACAGATAGCTCACAATTCTGCGAATCCGTTCAATATTGTAATGACACGTGCAGCCAATCCGGTTACACTTGTAGTAAGAGAAGTAACGCCAGCACAAACAACCTATTATCAGAACTTGCAGATAAAATATACAGCAGGAAGTGCAACCGGAACACTTACAACGAATGCAAGCGGTGCAGTGACATTCAATGGATATATAGGTACGGAAATGACGTTTACGGTAGTAGGACATCCGGAATTCTACAGCAATCCGACACAGAAACATACCTATACAGCCGCCAATCAGTCATGGACTATGGATTTGACTGTAACGGCAAAGATAACTATAAACGTCAAATCAAACGTGCCAAGCGGAACAAATTTGAGTGGTGCTACGGTATCATATTTCCATCAGACAGGAACAACTGACAGTAGCGGTAATGTATCACTGTATAGGAGTTCTGTAACAAGAAATGTAGATATTACAGCGACATATCACGGTAATTATAGAGGCAGTATAACGTCAGACACCGCGTCTCCGTTCAACGCGGTAATGACGCGTTCAACCGCGACAGTAAGTCTTGGAGTGAGTGAAGTTGTTCGGGTTACTCCTAAATACATGCTCGAAATCACTACGGATGCAAGTTCTGCTGTAACTCCTGGATTAGGTGGCTTCTATTTTGATACACCAACAGCAGCAAATAAGGAGTTTGTGGCGTATTTTAGAGCAAAGATTCCGGCTGATAGAAAGCTTATTTTTACAAGTAATGCAACAGGTGACAACCCTATAAGAAAATGGGTTAATTCAAATGACGGAAAAGGAACAGGAGGATGGTACACTTATGCCTACTATGTAAGATGCGGTTCTACTGGAAGTTTTTCAACAACCAATTTTTTCTATATAGAGGGTGGAAGTAGACCGATTACATGGTATCTCGAAATGGCAACGGTATTCGACATAACCGGAAGCAATGTTCAGAATAAATCGGATGCCGAGATTTTAAGTAAGTGTACTTTTGATAGAATGTTGTCTGGCAATAAAGACTTTTTGTTCAATGAAGGCTCGAACAGAATAGGATGGTACAATAATTCTAATACAAATGCTGTAACAGTGACAAGAAAGGCGGCTTCTGGAACAGACACGTTTAATTTCACGATGGCAACTTATTCATCTATGAAGATGAATTTTAGTCCGGCAGCTTCTACAAGTCCTTTGACACTTGATACAAACGGTAATGTGTCTTTTGTATGCTATTTAGGTACGCCAGTAACATTCACACCGACAACAAGAGCTAATTATTACAGTAATCCAAATACTGCACTGACTTATACAGCAGCAGGACAGTTCCAGGGAATATATCTGAGTTGCAACCAAAAGATAGTGATTAATACAGTAGCAAATATTTACAATACAGTCCCTGGGCTTGCTGGAACGATTACCTACTTCGGTCAGACACTCCCATCCGGAGGAAGCTTCTACAGAAGCGGATTAGACAGACAAATGACTGCCACGGCACAGTATTTTAACAATTATGTAGGAACAGTTACCGCCACACAGACATCACCCTATACAGTGACGATGAACAGGACGACAAGAACAGTAACATTGATTGTTAGGGAATCAGTAGGTAGCAATGAATATACATTGAGTAATGCGGTGATAGTAAGAAGTGTTCCGTCTACTTCAAATGCTCCGGCAGGAGAAATAACACTGGACGCAAACGGAAAGAAAACGAATACTGTATATGCAGGTATAAGCTACACCTATACACCAAAGAATTACGCAAGCTATTACAGCAATGCAAGCCAGGGTCATACATGGACGAGTGAAAACGAGCAATGGATTATGACATTGAATGTGACGGCACGTCTGACATTCAACATAAAGAGTTCTAATTATGGGACAAATATAAGTGGAGTATCATGTTCCTATTTAGGACAGACTGGAACGACTGATTCCAGTGGTAACTGGACTGTATACAGAAGTGGTATAAGTAGAAGCTACTCATTCTCGAAAACAAATTACAATGCGTTATCCGGTACATTATCGGCAGCACAAGCAAGTCCGTTGAACTTGAAAATGAGTGAGACAAGTTCTTCTATCACTATAACAATAAAGGACTATTATCAGAGTGCGGTAAAAGGGAATGCGAACGGATGTCCGGTTACGTTGACGAACAAAAGCCTTTCTTCTGTTACATTTTCCGGAACGACGAACAGTAGCGGTCAAGTGTCATTCGGTCCAATGATAGCAGGTTCATATACATTGTCATGGGGTGGTGGTACGAGTTATTGGGTAGCCGGAAGCACGACGATAACAATGCCTACAGCGTCAACCACGCAGAATGCTGTAAGATTGACGAAAAGTGTAGGTACATATTTTAGATTGAAAATACCTCTTTCAACGGCGGTAAACAGATATTGGGGAACTGCTAATCTGGTAAAGCCAATATTCACAACGGCAGGAGTAGCAACAACAGTATCATTGACGAAAAATAACGTAGTGTATTATTTGGCTACATATACATGGATAGCAGGTCTTACTACAACGATAACGGCAAAATTGGCGAATTATTTCGTAACTGGAACAACGACAACTGAAACACCGTATTCTATCACTCCTAATTACAATTTCAGTAATATAGGACACAACAGTGATGCTACGGCATTTTACTCTACAGCGATAAAGAGTATTGTAGTGACAGTACGGAACAGCTACACAAATGCGGCCGTAAGTGGTGCCACGATAAACATGTACGGTATAAACGGTAGCTATCAGACTTCCGGTGAACCGGGTGCAGGATATGCGACGCAGACTGTAACGACGAATAGTGCCGGACAAGCGACTGTATATGTGTCCGGATTGACAAACAGATACATAGTAAGTGCGACAAGATACGTGACATTGAACACCACCAATACGAATACCTCTAATTTTACAATCAAGCTGGTACCAAGTAACGCAATAATAACGATAACGGTAAAAGATGTGGGTACAGGAACAAGTGTAGGAAGTGGATGTGTGGTAAAACTGTCAAGCAACAACAGCAGCACTGCATATAGCGGCACTACAAATACGAGCGGACAGGTGGTACTGACAATAAAGCCGGGCAATTATTGGTGGGAAGCAGGAGGTACGACAACATGGGGAGCGAGCGGAACCGGAACATGGGATTATCCGAACCGTTCCACCACTGCAATCTCCCTCATCAAAGACCAATCCATAACGATAGAGGCTCTAAAGGTAGGGGTGTGGGTTGAAAAAGATTATGTGGGTCAATATACAAATACATTATATGATAATGAATATGCTTATACTGGTGTAACAAACAATGAATCAGATGAAAGTAAATTACTATATCCAAGTAATTCATTCGGTTGGACGTTTAAATCAAGTATATTATCTTCTACTGGAGAATGGACACAATTAGCTTTGACTTTTAGACAAAGAAATTATTATAGCGGACAAATGTTAAATCCCTTGTATGTAGATAAGAAACCTGGATATTGGGATTCTGCTTCTACACAGTCATTTGATAACCCTACGACTATTGTCTGTAATATGTCATATACTTATGATAATAGATTGCAATATTATACTCTTTCATCTATTATGCCTTCAGACACGGGAATAATGACAAGTCATTTTATTTTTAATGATAGAAGTCAATCCGGAAATATTAATTTTAAAAGAAAAAATTCTATTAAATATGAGATAGCTTTTTTTCAAAAAACTACAACAAGAATATATAACAGTTACTCTTTGAAAAAATTTACTTGTAATGTAGCAACAGTTGTCGCTTCAAATGGTGTAATGGTATCTTTATATATAAGTGCTGCAAAAAACTATTTTTTTAATACTATATCAATGAGTACAAATACTGATTCTGCCATACAAAGTGAAATTGATTTTACTTCTATAGAAAGTTTTCCTTTTTCTAATATTCACTATTTATTGTGTTGGAATAAAATTACAAGTGAAGCTGTAGACGTAACACATACTGATTATTTATTTTTAGTAAAAGTAATGCCGGAAGCATATAATCACCAATATTACAATAATTTTGATTATTTATTTTTTAAAGCTAAAAATATATTAAATAATTATCCAAATGCAGGGTTTGCTTCAAATTGGGAATGTTATTACAATATCCCATCTGCCGTTAAATCTGTAATTGGAGGAGATTGCTGGGTTTCACCAGATTTGAAATGGTTATTTTATATTAAAAACAATTCGACTGCAATAGGAGGTTATACCAAAGGATTACATGCTATAAAAGGGTCGTCAGCTCTTTTTAATATGACGGGATGGTCTGGAACCTCTTATGCAATGGATAAAGAGGGTAGTGCAATTGCAGAATATTGTAAGAATATTTATATATTGGATATCAAATTTAATTCTAAATCTAACAGAATGATGATTTTCGGTAATTTCACTCGTGGTCATTTTGGAGATTTTGATTTAGGTTCAGATTTTAAATATATAGAAGGAACTCAACCCGACGTAATATATTTCTTTGCGTTGAGTACAGAATGGGTTAACGTAACAAAAACGGTGTCAGATAATACTGATTTCCCGTCAACTTATTTAAATGCCGGAAAACAAGGTAGTGTTTATTTTCCTAATATTAATTTTGTTAATAATTCTATTAGTTATATGTACCCGGCAGGAAACAAACCTATAACTGGATATAGATATAATTTAATATGGGATAATTGATTAAAACGATATGGATAATTAAAGAGTAACTATATACCATTTACATCAAGAATGTTTAGGTATATAGTTACTCTTTATTAAATCAATCACCAAATGTCAGATAATATTCATAAGCAGAGGATTTATAAGTTGAATATTCGGCTGGATAGACGAAAGAAATTTTTCTATTGCTATCATGTATACTTGTAACACCCATAACATTAAAATAAGGTCTAAAATCAACAGTTGCTCCACCGCCAGCTACAGTTTTATAATTATTATATCTATTCCACAATGTGCTCATTCCTACACTCTCTTTTGAAAATTCTACCCATTTCTTCCCATTATAAACAAAGCAATATAAATAATTTGGACCAATAAAATTATAGAATTGTCCCTGGTCTAAACCGGAACCTATAAGGCTGTTACATAACACAATCATCTTGTAGTCAGTGCTATTAAAAATGATATCAAGAACATATTTATTTGCTACTGCATTTCGTATTTCTAATGTTGAATCATCATCTATATAATAAGTAGTAGAAGACCAACCAGTTTTCCCGATAATAGGTGTTGCACTTTTTACTGTAACAAGACCTTTCCCATACGGTTTGTCTGTGGTGCCGTATAGAATAGCAAACATCCATTTCAAGTTACTTGAAATCCACATATTATTACCCATTTTATCTGTAAATGCAGCTGGGAAATTGTCGTGTATAGACCAAACATCAGATGAACCTCTTATATTATTCCAAGCAGAACCTTTAAATGACAGCACGGCAGCATGGCACTTATCATTCACATCATTTCTTTTACCATATACCAATACAGAAAGTTCATGACTACTTTGTGTAAACAAGAATCTCTTTACAGCACCAGAACTTACTCTCGAATTACCACTAATTTGAAGAAGGCTTCTGCTCCAATAACTTCCAGGTGTATTCTGATAATCTATAGAATAACTTATTACATAATCAGTAGATTTGAAACAATCCATTCCCGTTACTATATAAATATAATTATCATCCTGGTTTTCTCCATAATTCAATAAAGGAACATAATAATTCTTATAACAAAAATTATTTAAAATATTTTTTATGTATGGCAAATCATCATAATTAACTTCTTGCAAAAAATATGTAGACTGTTGTATTTGACCAGTTTGCTTTAAAATTCTTATTTGACAATAATAAGCCGCTAATGAATATCTTTTTACACTATACATTACAAAAGTGTAATTATAAGCACTTTCATTCCAAGAAGATAGATAAAGAAAATCTGCCATTAAGACTTCACTTGAACTAAAGTCAGTTCCGATATTATATTGAAAAGAACCATAGGAAGAAGTTGTTATTACAGAAGCATTTATAAATGGAGCAGCAATTCCAGGTCTTGAAAATGAATATAAGAATTTTTTACCGTATAATTTGAAGTATTTACATCAGACGGTATATTCATCATAAATGCTTGACTACTGCCGATATGAGCTATATAATCAGACCCTCCAGTTTCTCTATTTATACCAGTATAAAAACTTTCGTTATTTTTAAATCCAGAATACACACTTCCACTATCAACCCACACCCCTACCTTTAGAGCCTCTATCGTTATGGATTGGTCTTTGATGAGGGAGATTGCAGTGGTGGAACGGTTCTACAGTATTTTTCGTCGTGTTTGTTTTCGTAATATCTAAAATAATAGTATTTTTACGGTGCAATTAATTGTATCTCAACATGGAAAAAAGAATAAAGAAAGAAAACCCGTGTGGGGGATTATTTTTACCCCAGTCCACACCCATATATGATAATTTGCCTTTCAGTCGTTTTTTTGAGGAAAACGACAAGGAAGTAATACGGTGGGCAGAAAACGTGCTTGAAAAATTGGAAGGAAGAGGAATTTTGCCTACATTCCTAAAGAAGAAAGAGAACGAGGATTTCCGTGCATTCTGGGGAACCATAACCCATATATTCGCCTTGATAGTTTTGTATGCAAGACAATATAAAAAGATAGACACGAATCAGATTTTGTTCGAGATGTTTATTCAGAACAGAGGTCTTGTTACTAACATGGTGGACAGCCAGGAACAGATGAAATACCTATTCTATAATTACCTGGAAGAATATTCAAAGCGTGGAAGACTTGACATCATAAGCAAGGAAGGCGAGATATTGGGAGAATTGTTGCGACTGATAAGATACAATTCGTTGGACGAGTTTATATTTGCCTTGTTGAGACCAGAAGCTACGGGATGGGCGATGGGTCATAGTTCGCCTACATGTGACCGGACGAATACGGTAATGAATGTATCAAAAGCGTATGAATATACAAAAGGGGTAGAGGATTTGAATAATTATCCTCTATTGATACCGGAAAGCATAAGTATAACGCAAGATGAAAACGGGGACGACGGAGAGATATTCAACGCTATGACATTTTTCGGCAATCAAGCCGTAGGCATAGACGGCAGGGTGGATTTGGACAAGCTTGTAATAATAGACCCTAACTTGTCCTACGAAATATCGTTACAAGTAAAGGTATCGGCTACAGACAATGAAAACCTTAAGTTCGGAGTAGCGGGGTACGAGACGGTAGATGGCGAGCCGTTGCCTATGGGGATATTGGAAAACGGACAGATAACCGGAAGCTCCCTATGGTTCCATGAAGAGGAGTATTTGGATATAAAGAACGACGGTATATATTACTACATAAAGGGAATACTGCTGTCAACGAACGAGAAGTTTTTGAACGCGCCTACGCTTAATTTCCCGTCTGGACGTGCTTTGTCTATAATGCCGGGAATGAAGTATATCGCACCTATATTTATCCAAGAAAGAACGGTCGGAAATCACCCGTATGTATATATATACGATTTTCATGTGAAACCCTTATATTTGCCGTTTTCACAAGGATATTTGGGTGAACGTGACATTATAGCTGCTTACTATAAAAACAACGCATATCAGAGACAATTCACTGTAGAGACATTCCTAAAAAATTACCTTGTTGGATATAAGAACATATTCGGCAGTGAATTGATACGTCCTTATGTAGGAGAGGAAGAATATCAGATATTGTTCAAGGTATTTTCAAACCGGAATAAGTATATACCCAATGCGAAGATAACGATAAACGAGGAAGAGCTTGTAACGGACGTGAACGGTGAAGCAAAGATAACGTTACCGCGCGGACAATGGTATTATGAGGTGGAAGCCGAAAACTTTGAAAACGTGGAAAACTCCTTATTAGTGGATAAGGATGCTGTAGAATATGTACAGTTAATGGGTGCCGCCTATGAACGGGTGGTTACGTTCTTTGTGCGCGACAAGGAGACAAAAGACTGGATGCAGAATGTGAAAGTGTCCTTTGCAGGAAAGGTGCAATATACCGGAAGCAACGGTATAGCGACATTCGAGGTATTCCCAGGTATATACGAATATGTGGCAGAATATGAGGACTATTATACGGTGAGAAGAAATGCCGAAATAGTGGATTCAACCAATATCGAAATCGAGATGGAGAAGATACCCTACTATAACGTGACTTTCCGTATAAGGGATGGTGTGGAACCAGTACCTGGCGCTTCTGTATTGGTGACAGGTGAGGGAATTCCTAATCAGACCGGAACCTCGAATGCGCAGGGACTTGCAACCGGGTTTATATATCCGGCAGGAACGTATCATTACAAGGTGGTAAAAGAAGAATATGTGACGGTAGAAGACGACTTTACGATATACGGCAATGCCGTTATTGACGTGCAGTTCCACCCTATACCGAAATATAAGATAAATTTTATTGTGAGAAGCAACGGCTTGCCAGTGTCAAAGGCAGACGTGACGTTCAATGGAACGACGCTGCAAACGGCAAGTAACGGAGTTGTGACGTTCATAGACATAGCAGGGGAATATAACTGGAAGGTGACAAAGACCGAATTCTATGCAAAGGACGGTACCGTAGAAGTTATCGACCAGGATGTGACGATAGAAGTTGACTTGGTGCAGATGGGTTGCTTGATTGACTTCTATGTGACGGACGAGGACAACACTCCATTAGATGATGCTTTGGTAACGATAGGAACGGAAGCGATAAGCACGAGTGGAGGACAGGCGCAGTTTGTCCGGATATCGGGCGGCTATAACTGGACTGTACAAAAAGAAGGATATTATACCAAGCAGGGTGTAGTGACGGTGAATGGGGAGAACAAGCGCGTGGACGTGCAATTGAAGCTTGTCACCTATGACATCATCTTTACAGTGAGAATGAACAACCAGCCAGTAAGGAACCAGCCCGTTGTGCTTGGAGTTGGGGAAGGAGAGCAGACAGTCAATACGGATGCAAGCGGAAACGCGGTATTCAACCGTGTACCGGGCAGTTACTCGTGGAGTGTAAATAAAGAGGGGTACGAACCGAGAACCGGAACGGCAGTTTTGATAAACCAGCCTTTAGCCATAACGGTAGACCTTGTTAAGCAGACCGGAAAACTGACGGTAAAAGTTCTTGACGTAGAGACAGAACAGCCTATACAGAATGCAGTGGTGACGATAAACGGGGAGACGAGATATTCCAACAATAACGGTATTGCGGCAAGCTGGACATTGGAACTTGGTGTATGGGAATGGAGTGCCTCACAGCAGGACTATAACCCGGCAAAGGGTAATGTCAACATAAAGGCAGGAGAAAACGAGTACACCATAAAAATGAGCGAGAAGTCCGCGGTTCCGTTCAACGTGACATTCAACGCTTCGATAGGGGCTGTCCAGGCTTCGGGAGCCAAAATAAACATTGTGGGACAGACCGAAGAACTCGTAACAAATGAGCTTGGTTTGGTATCTACACAATTGTTTTCGGGCACATACGACTATGTGGCAACTTATCCCTATTGTTATGATGTGGTGAACTCGTTTACTGTGTACAATTCGGACACCCGTGTTCCTATCAACTTTACCGTAAAGAGGGTGAATGTGAGAATACAGGTTGTTAATGGTAGCAATATAGGTATAAGCGGTGCACAGGTGACGTTTAACGGAATGACACAGTATTCCGATGGGCAGGGATATACGACCTTCAATGTGGAGGCAGGAAGTTCCGGTACGGCTACGGCAAGCAAGTTGCCTCAATACAACGAGAACAGTACCTATGTGACTGTAGGAGAATACGATACAAGTGCGACGATAGTTCTTGGCGTAAATACCTATAAAGTTATTTTCGATGTGGTGGACGAGAAAGGGATATCCATAAGAGGGGTACGTATTGTATGCGGAGGTACGGTAAAGAACACGGATGGAGCCGGGCGTGCGGTATTCGGAACATACGTGCCGCCTCAGACATTAAGCTGGCAAGCGTCAAAAGCCGGATATCAGAGCCAGAACGGTTCTGTAAGCATAAACAATAGCGACGAATATGTTAACGTCGTAATGACGCGCAACAAATGCCAGGTTACATATAACGTGCGTACAAAGAGCGGTTCTCCTATTTCGGGCGTGACAGTGGAAGACAACATAAGTTCGGGCGTGACAAGTTCGAGTGGTACCGTATCATGGATGGTTCCGTGTAACGGTACCTATGCGTGGGTGGCGACGAGCCAGAATTACTTTACGGAGAGCGGAAGTTACACGGTAGGTCCGGAAGAATTCAGCAAGACGATTGATATAATAATGGAAGATGGTGCGGTACTGGAAGTAAGGGTGTCAAATGGCACGAACATAGTGTTGCCCGTACTTAATACCTCCTCTACCGGGCTGAATAATCTTCGTGTTAAATGGGGAGATGGTGAGCAGACAGTAGGAACAAGTTCGCATACCTACAGTTCCGGAGGAACAAAGATAATATTGTTCGACTTTAACGGGATGTCGGCCAATTTATCATGGAGTGCGAACGGGTTTTCAAGTTTCCAGAATTGTTTGACAAGAGTAATAAAATGGTTTACTGAAAATGTAAGAACATCATGGAATAAAGGAGCATTTAAAAATTGTAGTAGTCTCCAATCTGTTGTAAGTTGGACTACAAGTCTTATGAGTGGTTCGGCAGATTCCTTTTTTGAAGGATGCAGCAGTCTGAGAAGTGTCCCGGCAGGATTGTTTGAGTTTATAACAAGCGGCACATTTGTTAGCACATACAAAAATAGTGGACTGAGCGGTTCAGTGAACTTGTCGAGTGTGCTTGCAGGGAACTTGATAAATGATTACTCCAGTTGTTTTTATGGATGTAAAAATATTTCTTCCGTAAGCGGACAGTTAAGGACGTCAAGTAATGGAACGTCTTTGAATTATATGTTTGCCGGATGCAGCAGTATGTCAAGTATAAGTAATGATATTGGAGCGACGAATATAAAAACATGTATATATATGTTTTCCGATTGTTCTAATTTGCAATCACCATGCAGAATAACGTTCAGATATGTTTCGGGAGAGACAATAAACGCATACGGTTTTTGTAATGCTTCGGGAGTATCGTCATTGCCGAGCAACATGTTTTCCGGGACCGTGGGTGAATTGTTTTTGGGACAGGCGTTTTATAAATGTACCAATCTGTCAAGCATAAGCTCTGGTGCATTCAATTACACGACGAATGGAGGTACACAATGTAATGAAACGTTCTACGGTTGTACAAGCTTGCTGAATGTAAGTGGTGTGACAATTCCCGATATTAGAAATGCGTCCGGTATGTTCCAGAATAGTGGTTTGACTACTATAACATCATCCTTGTTTTCTGATTCTCCCTATTGTGAATCTTATACATACTGTTTCAGTGGTTGCAGGAATCTGAGGACGGCAGGTTCGCAGGGTAGTCCTATCACACCGCCCGAACATTCGGTGACGGTGAATATTAATAGTATGTTCGAGAATTGTTCTAATTTGTCGACGGCTGAATATGCTTTCGGTGATGTGACTGTAAATAAATCTGGACCTTCCGGAACCGACAATAGTTATATAGAATCGGGGGTACTAAAACATATGAATAGTTGCACGGACGCATTCAGTGGTTGTTCAAATATGACATCTCAACCGAGATGGGATTGTATAGTAGTCGGAGTAAAATTACCGGCAGCTTACATGCCCTTATTCTTCTATTTTGAAAAACTATTCTCACCATTTCAATTCGGTTTTCCGGATGTTGACAGTCTCCCTAAAAGCGGATGTTTCAGAGGATGTACAAGGATGTATAATTACGCAGATTTCAACAGAAATTATCCCGAATGGTTCTAATTTTTGTAAATAAAATTTATTGATATATGGCACAGATAAATGTTAATAGAAACACTTTCTTAGAGAAAGAAGAGGTGATGAATATGCAGTCTTTCTTGCAAAATTCTTTGTTGGGAAAGATTCTTATTGCCGGAAGCTATACATTCGGCATAGTGACAAACAACCCTACAAAGTTCAAATCGGACTTTGAAACGGTAGATACCTTTATTGACAACAAGGCGTTTGAGGTGCAGCAGGGAACACAAGGGGGAACGGTGAAGATATTGCCGGGTATGGCGGTAAATTCATTAGGACAGGTAATAAATATTGCCAACATATACGATAATTTTGCTATTCCGGCAGACAGTGTGTATTACTGGCTGAAAATCGGGTATTCGACAAAAAACTATGAAAACGGATATGTGAGTATCAATCAGAAAGGGGTAGTGACCGGAACTGTAGACTTTTCCGGCAAGGTAAGAGGTCAAGCAGGGAAAACCCCGGTGGCTATAAAGTTCCTTAAGGACGACGGTTCACAGCCTTTAAATAACGGTGTATACGAGATAGTCAACATAATAGATAACAAGAATATTGTACTAACGTCTGAATCCGATTTTGTTGCGGAAACAAACTTGCAAGTAGTAATACTGGGAACAGTACCTCTTGGAAAGGTATTCACGGACGCGCAAATGGAAGGGCTTTATACTTATGACTGGTTTACATTGGGATTGACGCAAGAAGTAACATTGGAACAAGCGCCTACCAAGTCAGTAAACGAATTTTACATAGCGAGAGTGAGAAACAACGGTGGTACGGTTACAATCGACAATACGGTAAAGACGGAATACTGGTCTTTGGCAGGAATGCCGAAACCGAAAGAATAAGAAAGGAGGGGTAAAATGAGGTTATTATATACAGTCAGTTCCGGATATATGATGGAACAGCAGAATGTTTCCTATTCGTTGGGCGGTTTTGCATCTTCCACGACAATACCTAACGACATGTTCGGTAATTTGTTTGATGAATTGAGTGTAAACACGATAAGAAATGCGAGAAACGAATACCGGGCTATAGTGCTGCACAATGACAGCCAGGAGGTGGCAAAAGGGGTGAAGATATGGTTCGAGAATCCGGAAACAAATGTGTGTTCGTTTAAGGTAGGTGCCGTGGGAATGACGGAAGGCGAGGACGGAAGCCGATATATGGGAAGTGCACCTAATATATATAGCAGACCCTATACAGTACAGTTTTACGAGGCTACAGAAGAAAACCCGGTGTCTATCGGGGATATGCAGCCGGACCAGATGATAGGTATATGGGTAGAAAGGAGTATAGACAAGGAAAAGGCTTTGGAAGAGTATAACAACGTGGCTGAGAGGGATTTAACAACCGAAACGAGATATAAGCCTATTCAGAAGGGAACACAAGAAATGTTAAATATGCAATTTTATTGGGAATAAGCTATTGCGTATGTCATAAACAAATATTATCTTTGTGGTGTGATTGATAAGGGAGGGTTAAAGCTCCCTTTCTTAATCGGGTCAGACATAAACAAATATTATTTCAAAATGAACAGAATCGTAGAACTTAGCGGATTGACAGGTGTAAAGGATGAAAAAGTATTCGCCTATCTGTCAACTGAACCGGAAAAGGTAAGGAAGGCTTTGGAGATTGAAATTGCTTGCACTGGGGCTGATGATAACGGAGCTTACAATATCTATTTTGATGATGAAGAAAACATTTGTTGTGAGTATATGCAACGTTGTGTTACAAAGGAGTTTAAGAAGGTGGAAACGATAGAGGAAGCCGTATTGTGGATGGAGGGTTATTTTTAATATAAAGGGTTATGACAGAAAAGATTATTAAAAAGGAAGATGTAGAATACAAGCTGACATGTAGTTTGTTTATGGAATGGAACCGTCCGGCAAAGTATAAATTTAAACTACAGCAAAGAGAGTGCGGAAAAAGGAAATGGTTGGATTTAAAAGGAGAGAAATACTTGGTATATACAGAGAAAGATATTGTTTTGCAGTATGTGAGTAAAGAAGATGTGTTAGAGCTTGCTTTTGAGGAATACAAGAAATACTACCCTAATAATGAAATGCTGGAATGAAGACATTAATTTTTGATGTGATGCTGAATGAGCAATATATACACACGTTCAAATATAAATACAATCCTCTGTTTCCTATTGAGGAGGAAGAGTTAAGGAAGTTTGTGGAAGAGAGATTGCCGACATTGAAAGGGAAGAAATTCAAGATTTTGTTTTAGGGTATGAATCTGAATGCTATCATAAAGAAATGGTTCTGCCGCCATGAATGGGAACTGATGTATGAGAGAAAGGTTACGGCATGGGATGAGTTAGGATGTAATAAATATATCGCCAGATATTACGTCTGCAAGAAATGTGGCAGATACAAGAAAACCAAAAGTTATTGATATGAAACAGACAGTAGAAGAAGCCGAGAAAGAATATTGCGATAAGAATTATCCGTATTCAGATTTGAATATAAGGTTAATGGTGGAAAATGCGTTTGAAGCCGGAGCAGAATGGCAGAAAAAGCATTCACCTTGGATAAGCGTTAAGGAACGGTTGCCGGAGCAAAACGAACTTGTTCTTTGTAGAATGGTATCAAATGAAGCCATTGTAAGCGGATTTATTATACCTATGCCAAGTGGGAGACCTCGTGTTGTAACATTGTCGGATTTTGAATTTGAAGATTATGGCGATTACGTTTGTGACATGTGGGCACCTATTCCCTCCTTTGATGAAATATTTGAAGCAAACAAAGATGTACTGGAACGGATTAAGGGGAAAGGAGATTGAAAATGAATGAAAGGAAAGTTCTTTTGTTTAGGAAGGTATGTTATGATATAGGAACACGTTTTTCTTTTGTTGTAAATAATAAGATTATCGAAACGGTTATAAGTGATGTAATGATTGATTATCATAAAAACATCAATTATGAAAAGCAATCTGTAAGGTATCATTTTTGTACTATGGATAAACATACATTCGATGAGTTTTCCGAAAGAGAGTTGGAAGATATGATACGCAGGGGAATTGTTTTATGTATTGAGTGATAGAAAGGAGATTGAAAAT